TCTTTATAGTTAGGATGTAATGTAGGCTCTCCTCCTCCAAAGTTCCAACGAATTGTATTATGGTTAGCCCAATTTTGTATGATGTTATCTACTGTGTTTAGTAACAAATTATAATCTTTATGTTCATCAGTATTATTGTGTACGCTAGGCCAACAATAACTACAATCATAATTACACTTTCTACTTAAATCCCACAATATCTGATATGGCATAGGAAAGTCTAGTTCAATACCAATTGGCATTTGTATATTTTCTACTTCATCGTATTCTGTAATTTCTTTACCACGAATTCCATAATTAGTTACACTTAATATATCAACTTTACTTTTGTCTTTTACTTTACTTAAAACAACGTCAGCCCCGCACCCACATTGATCCCATGGACATGTAAACCAAGTTTTTGTAAAATCAATGTTTTCATAGATATTACCAATGAATCCTGGATTATCTTTTTTACCTTCTGAAGTTACTGGTATAATTTTTTTAAAGGCATTTTTAGTTTTAAGATATTCATTGTTTAATTTTATCCATTTTTCACCAGTAGACTGCCATTCACTTGGAACATTATTACCATAATGACCTATATACTTCATATAGGTTGTTTTCCATTCATCATAATTAAAACGATTGAATTTTGAACTTGCTGTATTACATACCCAAACATTACCATCATAATCAATATACAACCCTCTTATACCAGCACTACAATGCCAATCTTTCCAATGATTGTAATCCCTAGCAATAGTTTCGTCTACTGACAATAAAGTAAACTTACCGGTTTCATCATAAATTCTTAATTGTTTGTTGGAATTTTTATTACTCATGTATAAAATCTTTAATCCAACTTTTTACTTCATTATAATTTTCAATAATTTCTTCATATGGCTCTTTATAGGTTTTTTCTAATGTTACTTGATCCCAACTACATGGTAATAAATTAGTACTTTCCTCTATTAAATTATCATAATTTATTACAGTAATAGGATATTTTTTACAGATTTGTGTAACAAGATAATAGCTTAAAGACATGTGGTTAGCTGTTTTTATACAAAATTCGAAAGTTAATTTTAATTTGTCTTTAAAATTAGGCTTGATTTGATCTTTATATGAGGGATTCATATTTGTATGATAGTAACCAGTAATATTAGCAACTAAACCACTAATTATAACATCAAATAAATTACGTCGGATATGAATTAATTTAAAATTATGTTCTAATAAATATTTCGGAATTTCCATTGGATCAAAATATTCAAAGTGCCAAATATGTGGGAAATATTTACCCACCATAGCAGAATTTGTTTGCTCTATATAATACTTTATTAAATTCCTAATTTCTTTACTTTCTTGGCTATTATAATCATTGATAGTTGTTATCGATTTATGTCCTGATACATGAAGTGTGTTTAGATTAATATGATGTAATTCTCCATAATACACACTTATAGGATTATTTTGAAATGAATAAATTCTTAATGCTTCTGTTAGGGCAGTTGTTCCAGTCCTAGGACTAGAAACAATACAATATCTCACTACAACTCCTTAGTTGACATTATGTCAAAATTACAATGACACATAGTTTTGTTACACATAACAGGGTCTATTGGTATTAATAAATCTTCATCATGTATATGTCCAATCTTGCCCCCTACCCTACACCAACCACGAAATATATTACCACCTAAATCTACAATGATTTGTTCAACTCCAGCATAACATTTCCAACCACTCCAATCATTAGTTTTAAAGCTTATAAAACGATGTGCACTACTAACTTCACTTGTTCCGTCAGGATAAATTAGTCGCATAGCACCACGATAATAATCAAATGATTTGTTAAATTTTATATGTTTTGTAATTAATTCATGCTGTCTATCAAATACATTTTTCTGAAACTCATTATAATCATATACAACCTCACCAAAATCATGTATTAATGGTTGTAATGCCATACTGATATTACCTAAATCTTTTACTCGATCAGCTACACTATAACAATAATCAAATTTATCAGGAGCCATCATTACATTGACATGGACACGAACTTCATTATGTAATATCTTTACTACCTCAATAAAATGTTCGGGTTCAGCAAATTCAGGATGAAAGCTTAAACATACATGATCAAAGTATTGTTTATTTTCCTCCCACCAACGTAATGTACGACTACCATTACTTATAAGACCTACTTTAGCGCCTAATTCTGTACAATGTTGACAAATTTCGGTGAAATATTTGTATAGTGTTACTTCGCCCCCAGTTAATTCAAAATACACTTTACGCGGATATGTTTGTTCAACAACTCTTGTTATAAATTGTTTTATTTTATCAAGTTCAGGCCATTTAATTGAACCATCATGTAAACTACTTGGACAATAGCTACAACTATAATTACATGTGTTTCCTAAACACCAATTTACTACAAACCAATCTTCATGTGCGGGATTACTGTGAACTAATTTAATATATTTGTGATCCATTACCATCCTTCTATTTTTCTTATTACATCCATTTCACGAACCAATGGTCCTAAATTGTGTCTATTTGAATTAAGATGGAGTTTAAAGAATTTACTTTGTTCACTATTTAGTGTACAAATTGGCAGCTTAAGTTTGTCAGATAAAATTACCCCAATCTTTTCTGCTTCTAAACTTGGATCCACATGTTCATATTGTTCCCACATTGACAAAAAATTATCAAACCATTGAACTTGGCTATGATCCCAATCTGTAAGCATAGTCATATATGTACCTAATCGACTTCCATATATAGCCCATATACCATTGTCAACATCAGTTCCAACATTATGCCATATCGTTAAATTATTTAAATTTCGTTTACTTACACTTTCCTGAAATTCAGTTACAGTAGGTACAATACCCTGTCTTAACGACATTTTTACACCTTCACGAAATCCAGCACGCCAAGCTTGAAATGGTGTATAGTTCGGATAAGTTGTACTGTAACAATCCCACATAGCATAATAAACATTATCGCTACTATCCAAACAAAAATCTACAGTGCTGTTTTTATTACCTTGACTATGCTCATGTGTTTTCATATTACGAACATATGATTTTGTCCAACTGCTCATACCACCATTACCATAACATAAACCATTTATATGGTTTACAGCCTTCCAACGAAACTGAGCAATCTGAAAAACTTCATCAACTTTTGAAAAATCTAATTGAATATTAAAGAATTCAGATTGTGGCATATTATCGCCATCGATGAGTATAAAACGTTCGGTATCACTAGCCTCTGCTGCTGCTTTGTGAGCAGCATCACTTCCTTTAACACCATCCACACGTTTAGCATAAGGTATCATGTCTTGTATTTGTAACCAAAATAATTCTTTTTGTGGTTCATCATAGCTCAAATAGATACAATCTAAGTCAGCAACATCAACTATCAATTCTGTACTCACGGGTCTTCAAACTCCAATTAATTGTTTCACTTCCATTATATAAAATACTAATATCATCAATACTACAACTTATTCCCTCTATGTTAGGAATTAATTTACTTACTACTGTAAGATTAGATTTTCGTGTTAAAGAACCTTCAAAAACTTTAACATCTGGTCTTGCTTCGGCAAATGTCATCTTATCAATAACAATAAAGTTACCTGGCAATTTTTCTGTAGTATATGTAATTACATTCCCTTCTTCATCATAATATAATCTAAATTCGGGCTTTTCAAGAGCAGGTGCTTCCCATAATACAATTGTTTCTGTTGTCATAGCACTGCCTTATCTATCTCATAACAAAAATCTTTTATCAAATAATGAAAAGGATATCGTTGAGGATATGTATTTACTTTAAACGCATGTGGCAAGATTTCATATACTAAATTTTTTGTCCAATTTTCAGTATACAAATTATTAATAAATTTTTTCATATGTATCATACTATAAGGTGTAAAATCAGGCATTGTAGTATGTTCTTGTCCTAATATATGCGATGCTATAGCATAAGCCCAATCAGTGGTTACTAATTCATCATTATTACAAACTAAAATATTTTTATAACTATCCCAATCTTCAAAAATGTTTCTTACAATTTTAAAAAACTCATCTGCTAAATTTGATTTTTTAAAATAAGTAATAGCGTTATAAGTATTTGGTAACTTGTTATCAGTTATAAACTTTCTGTATGACTTAATATTTGAAATATTTTGTTTGAAATCTCTAATTGTTGTACAACAAACCAAATCTTTCTGTTGTAGCACATCCCAATAATAATCAATATCACAAGGAATGTAAAGGTCTGCCTCTAGTTTAATTGTATAATCATATGGGCTAGCTTCATAAACTTGCCAATCATTTACTAATTTCCAATTATTGAAAGGATCCAAATCTCCATATGGTAATTTTATAACATGATCAAATATAGTACTTTCAACCTTTTCATTAGTAAGTAAACTTACATTACAATAAGGCATAACTCGTTTAAGACTTTTTGCCAATGTTGTGGCACAACCTATATAATTTACAGTTGTAGAATTTTGAGCATAGATTATATATCCTTTATTCAAGTCCATAACTCCATGAAATTTTCTTTGTCCATTAAATGAAAGTCATAATCTTTAATAGTCATATATTCTTTTTTGATCTTACCATTCATCCATTTGTCGTAAACAATAATAAATTCTGTATCATAAAAATTATTATTAAGCTTATAAACTTTTGTTTTATCTCCTATGTGTGTAAGACACCATGGGATAACTTCTCTTTCTAGTTCAGTTTGTCCCTGTACAATACGTCTTGCCAATGTTAAGGCATAGTCGTTCCTAAATGGTTCTGAAAGAAAATTATGTAAATTAGCATAATGTAAATAATTGTCTTGTATCATTTTAATACAATCAAAAATCTGTTTGGATTTTTTTGTTTTTCTAAAATAAACAACAGTTGCCCATTCTGTTTTATAACTAAACTGACTTAAATACTCAGAATATTTATTTTCAGTCATTAAAAAATTAGTTGAATTGTGACAAGCAAAATCTGTGTATAAAGTAAAAAGCTTACTTAATTGTTTTGAATTTACAACGTAATCTGTATCAATTAATAATGTTTCATCATATGGACTTAATTCAAAAGCCCTATATCTATTTTTGTTAATCCAAACTTCTCTAAATTTTTTATTTGATTTGTTAGGATCTGTTAAAATAATTTTATCAAAAACATTAATTGGATTTTCAGGCAAACTATTTTCATCAGTAATTACGGTAACTGGTAAATTAAGAAAATGATTAATACGACATGCTGTTATTTCTGCTTGTTTGAAATAGTCACATGTATCATTATTGTAGGCAAAGAGTAAAGCTCCTCGTATCATTTCTTTTCTGTATTATGAAGTTCATTGTACCAATCTACCATTGTTTGATTATATGTTTCTGTACAAGTTTTAAGTAATTTGTTTACATTAATCTTAATTGGATTATTATAGCTATCCTGTAAAATCATATCAGATACGGTATTGCTTGTCATTGTGTGTAAGAAACTGATTAGTTCAGGCGTAACTTTCCATAAGCCTCCTTGTTCAGCAACAATGAGTTTGCTTGTATACTTTTCTCTTAAATAGTTTCTATGTGAATTATGTGCGAATCTTGCTTTAGCGTCTGAAATTAATGTTGCTGTATCCATAAATACTCCTAAAAGTATTTAGATACAGCAAATTGTTGATGAAAATTATTAAGAACCTGATACTGAGCCTGACAAACCTATAGCTCCCCAAGTATTAGCAATATAACTTGTACTTGGTGGTCTTAATGTACATGTGGTAACACTTCCTATGCTAACTATTTGACCATCTGGAACTTCATCCCAAACAGTGTATACATTAATTACACTTCCTGCGTCACTATTTGAACCTTGGGTACCATTTGATTTTACAATTATACGTATGAAGCTTCCAAGATATCCAACATAACCACTACTCGCAGTTTGTGTGAATACATTAGCATTGCTAGTTGTAAGGGCATAATATCCATTATTTTGACTTATAGTTGGGCTGTTACCACCTCCCCCAATTTTTGTTACTCCATTATATGAAACACCTGATACAGTAATTGTTCCACTAGTGGGAGCACTTAATACAACTGTGCCGATATTACTTGCTAATCCATTAAATGTTGTATTAATGCCTGATCCAGCTGGATGACTTGCTGTTATAGCTATTTGTCCACCTGAATTAAAAAAGTAACGTGCTGTGTCACCACTTGAAAATGTTATAGTATGTGTGAAAACTAAAGAATTAGTCCATGTACTTCCTCTTGTTACTGCGTTACTTGATGTTGATCCTTGAGCAGCAGCATTTAATCTATTTGTATAAATGGTCGTTAAGTTTGTTGGGATAGCACTTAAGAAAGTTATTGTGCCACCGGCAACTACCGCTGAAACACTAGTGATGCTTGATCCTTGATGACTGGCACTATTAGCTGTATTATTTATAACACTATTCCATTGACTAGCAGTTACAGTATTTCCCACACTTACATTGGCTATAGCTGTTTGACCATAACCTGCACTACCTCCACCTGTTGCCCAAACGGTATTAAGTCTATTTGCTGTAGTACCAGGACTGGTACCAATTAAGTTGTTATAATCACTTGCTTCTACTAAGCCATATTGTGCATATGTCATTTTTTATCCTTACCTTATGCTAACTATAGCCTCAATAGTACCTATTCCTTCAGTAGTCTTGTTAGCTAATGCTCTACCTATTGTATTAAATGCTGTTGCTTCGTTAATCTTTGCTGACCTTGCTATCCCATTGCCCGCACTAACAAGCCTGTCACCCTTTTTAACTAAACCTTTTACTCTAACTTGTACACGACCACTTACTGCTACAGGAGGATGTGTGTTATCATCTCCTGCTCCTGCGTTCATTAAATAAGCAGCAGTATTACTAATTACACCAAAGATATCATCACTCAACTCTTGTTTGACTGATGTAATTTCCTTAATACCGCCCAATTCTACAACTGTGCCAGGATCGTATGTATCGTCTGCTTCAAATCGTTCTGCTAAGTCAGCATATGTTGCTTGTAATCTGCTACCACTTGTTAATGTCCAATTACCTGTGATATTTCCTGGTGTAGTATTTGCTCCAGTAGTAAGTTGTGTCATTTGTACTCTACTAGCTAAAATATTACCACCATAAACAGTTAAATAACTTGCTACGTTTGAATTACTATATGTGCCAGCAAAACTGATTGGATCACCATTAGCATACATGTATTTGTCTGTCTTAATACCATAAATGTTACCAGTATTATTAATATATACGTTACCGCCTGCCATTACAAGACCATTGCCACTTACACTTCCATTCATTGTCCAAGTACCAGTTAAGTTACCTGGACTACTTACCGCACCTGTTGTAATATTTGATGTAGTAAGTGATACAATGTTTCCTGCAGTTATTGTACTATTAGCAATAGAACTATTTGCTGTTACTGTAAGATATGCTACTGTTATAGCATTAGCATTACTGTTGTTGGTTGCTGTAATGTTATTGGCTACAAGATTTCCTGCTACTGTAACATTACCAAATGTTGTTGTACCTGTGCTACCTGATTGTGCCAATGTAAACCAAGCTGCTGTATTTGTTTCACCATCACTAGGACATACGTTTAATGTTTGATTATTAATATCATACCATAATTGCCCACGTAATGGATTTGGAGGAGGAGTCGTATCGGCAAAGTTTTCAAGCTGATGAACAAAATTGGTATCGAGTGCTTGTCCATATCCCGCATAATTTCTACCTGGTAGCCCTAACGGGGTACTAGTTGTGTTGATAGTACCGTCAGCAATGGTTGTTAGAACTGTCCCATCACTTTTTACAATCGTATATGCCATTTTTTACACTCTCCGTATATTATTTATCTTATATAGTTACTAAGTTTGTTAGACTTTGAATTCGTATTGTATAATCAATTTGAATTTGTCTGTTTAATGATTTTTGTACTGGATGAAAAATTACATGCGTTAATAGTCTAGTAATGACTTCACCATTAGCGTCTGTGCCATAATTAGCTAATAATCCTAATTCATCAAAAATATAACTGCTATCTGTTTGTGTACTATTATCAAATGTATCTTGTCCAGCTGGTTCCCCATAATCTAACAAACATTGTACAAGAATATCACTATAAACTTTTCCAGCAGTGTGAAAAACTGTCATTTTGTTACGTGTTGGATCTAAATTAAACACACTGGTATCATCAACTATCTTAGCATAGGTTTCATTATACAAACTAGCATTCTGACCTGTGGTATTTGGTGGCAAATATGTAATAATTCCAGTCTCATTAACACTGGCTCCACCATTTCCAAAAGCCATTTGATATATTTCTCCATATCCACGACTGCTTAATGTGTCAGCCATAGCATTGCTCATGTTTTCATAGTTGATAGCATTCTTCTTATCTACAAAAACTTCCATGCTATTTGGGTCATAAATCTTTAAAAACCCTTCAACTTTATAGGATAAATTGATTATTGACATTACTCATCCGCCCTTTTCTGAACTAATACCTCACTCGTATTTGGATCATAAATTTTAACATGGCTAGAAAGTAAAATCCCCGAATTTTCATTAGGCTTTTTCTGTTCCTGTTGCTCGTGTTCTTTCTTTTGTGCAACTCTATTATGCATTAATTGTGTTAAGGTAAAGTTAGTCATAGTTATATTTATCTCTTAATTTATATCCGTTTTTAAGAATATTGAAGCTTCTGTGTTACTAATCTGTAGTGGGTCGCCCAATGTGCTATTGTATTGATTACTATTCCAAGTTTGGTTGTAATTTATTTGACTTAATTGATTTGTGTAAATCAAGCTATAAACAACAGAATATTGTGGTATATTTAATTGAACCCCTGTTCCATTGACACCTCTTGTCAAGCCACTCAATGTGTTAGTAGCAAAATCAACATCTGTGAAGCGTATCTGCTCACCATTAATATAAATTAATCCTCCTACTATTACTGTTATTGTTAAACTATTACCTACATTGATATAGGCTCCTGGGTTTATTTCAATAACTGGTTGATTACCAACGAAACTTAATACATAATTACTTGAATTAATTGTCGCTGATGTGGTATTATTATAAACAGTGATTGAAAGAATGGTATTTTTATCAGCAGTTAATCCAATTGTGTATAGTCCATCTAAGCCTAAAGCAGGAACTGTTGAAGTTTGAGTAATAACATCAGTAATATACTCAGCATTATTTACAACAATTTCACTATCAGTGTATAGTAACTGATTTGCTAACCATGTTCTATTTCTTGTATTTTCTCTAAATACTGTTCCAACACCATTTTTGTTTACATTTTGTAGGTATACTTCTTGATTTGGAGTTGGGGTAGGCATCATTGTTGTAATTGTTACATCATCAGTTGTAAGAATTGGAACTAGAATACCTAAATTATTTCCAGGATACAAAACTAGTTGACTTGATGGTACACGATAACCATTTAATGTAACCCAGAGTCTATCAACATTAGTTTGGTCAAATTGACTTACTAGAATAGTGTCAGGCCCACTATTTGTTAAAACTAGTTCATCACCAAATCTTGTCTCACTCACTGTAAAGCTTCTAGCAATTATAGTTCCTATACCCTGTCTTGCTGTGCCTGTGCCAAGACCTACTCCCGTTGCTATAAATGTAGTTCCTACTGTGTTTGAACTAGCACCAATTAACGTAAAGTCTGTTGAACCAACACTTATGATTGTGTAAACATACCCTGCTACAATGCTTGTTGCTGGATAAGGACCAGTATTGATACCCGTAAACACAGTTCCTGTGGTATTAGCACCTGCTCCTATATAAGGTAATGTATAGTAAGTTGGTTCTAATATTGCTGTTCCTGTTCCTGTTCCTGCTCCTGTTGCTGTAAAGTATATACCAATCGTATTACTTGCTGCTCCAACTAATGTAAAGTCTGTAGTTCCAATGGTTACGATTTGATAAATTCTACCTGTTTCAAGTTCTACAGCATCAGTTAGAATACCTTGTGCCTCAATTGTGTATACTTCATTTGTTACAATTTCATCCATTGTAACAATTGGAGCAACCTCTAATACAAAATATTCTTGGCTATCAATTAATCCACCAGGCAATATATCACCTGATGTACTTCCTGTTTGTGTAAAGTATACTGGTGTTCCAGCAACTAAGTTATCAGTGTTGTTTACTAATATTCTATTGTTAGCACTGAATGTTCTTGTTCCCACAGTTGTTGTTAATGTGAAGGTTCTGTCTATCCAACATACTCCACCTGATATATATGTTGCTAATAAGCTCACAGGATCTACTGGTGTACCACCTGATATACCTGTGTAAATTCTAAAAGTGTTTCCTACAATATTATCAATATAGAATGCTTGACCATTTAATTGGTCTGCTCCAACACATTCAGCAAATCTTACGACATCTCCTGTTGTTATTGCTACTCCGTTTACTTGTGGTAGTGCTGATACGGTTACTGTAACATAAGCACTATATGGAGTAGGACTTACAACTGTTAAAACAGCATTAGTTACGTTAACTACAGAATTATTGGTTATGTCAAATTGTGTGTTTAGATATTGTCTAAACGTATCATTATAAGTTGTTACAGCAACAATTTGACCAAGAGTTAATCCTGATCCAAATGTTAATGTTTCTAAAACAAAATCAATTGTATATAATGTATCACTTACACGTAACCCGTCAACTTCTACTATAGCATCAGTAATATTATTATATCCAACAAAATTATCTAAATTGAAAACAGTTTGTCCAGCTGTTGCTGTAAATACTTGTGTTTCAGGTATTGTGTAACCATATTGTTCTGGTTCTGTTTCTCCAAATACACTGTATACCAAATAATCTGTTGAAACATTATATGCATCGGCGAATATTAATTTAGCACTAACTCCATTGCTTGCCAATGCTATGCTGTAGTCTCCACTAACAAAACTAGCCCCACCTGAGCTATCGGTCAATGCTAATGGATTTCCTGGACTGCTTGGGTCTTCAATTTGAAATTCATTACCATCTACAATAACTAAAATGTTATATGGTGTAAGTGGTGTTAAAACACCCCCAAACATCGTGCTACTAAACACTATTTGTGTTCCTGCTACCATACCACCTGTACTATTGACTACAACTGTATCTGTAGCAGCAATTGTAGCATTAACCGTACCTGTTTTACCTAATATTAATTTTGTCCCATTATGTGCCACGTAAGGTTCTGTCCATACACTACCTGTTCCTGTACGTATAATTACTGTCATACTTCCTGTAGCATCTGTTACAGTAAGTGTGGGTCCAGCTAAACCTGATATTAAATTAAAGGTACTAGACACAGTAATTCTATTAGTTACTATACTAATTGTTTTAACATAATATGTATTATTAGCAACAATGCCACCAAATACCGTACCTTGAAAATAAATTGGTGAGTTCAATGTAAATTTGCTAGCATCACCAACAACAATTGTATTATCAACGCTATCAGTTTGTGTAGCAGTTTCTTCAATAGCACTACTTCCAGTTCTAAGAACACCACTACCTAAGTAAATGTTTTCGCTATAATTACAATTTAAAACAATTTCATTAAAGCCAGTTACACTATTTGTTAATAACGGATCAATCTTAGTATTTGATTTTACTAATTGATCTCCGTTACCCACCTCATATACATCAAGTCTAAGTTTATTACCTACAGGTAATGAACTATTTAAAGTAATAGTATTATTAATCCAATTTACTGTGTAATCTAATGTTTCATATAAACTTGTTGATAATCCCGATGCACTAACAATCTCAAATAAAGCAACCTGTGCTGGAACTTGAACTATTTCGTCAAAGCTATAAGTAACTTGATTTGACGGGGTCGGTGTAAATTCAATACTTACAACATTATATCCTACATTTTGATATTCTGTAGCACTCCAATTTGTGCCAGGTCGTGTATTAACAATCATTGTAAGGTTATCACTTACTACACCTGGAACAAGTTCTTCTGGGCCGTAACCTGATAAGAAACTATCTCCTTTTACAGTGTAAGCTGGATCTTCTGTAATAAATGATGAAACATCTGTCCATGTAATACCATTATCTGTACTCTTTAAAATAGTATTATTAAGTCCAACTACTATCCATATACCTGAATTATATGTGATACCACGCAAATCTCTTGTAGTACCTGAAGTTCTTGTTGTCCAAGTTATACCATCACTGCTCGTTCTAATTAAACCATTGTCACCAACAGTTACAAAAACACCACCTGCGTAACTTATATCATATAATGTATCGGTAGTAGGGTAAGTGAAATAATATGTATTATCACTAGGTGTACCAGCAGTCAGTGTTAATACAGGACCACCTAAACTTGTACTAATTTGTATTTGATTTGATGTTGGTATAGCAACAATATAATAACTTGTTCCTGTTGTAATACTACTAAATGAGTTGTTAAATCTGATTACATCATTTACATTAACTCCAATGGTACTGTCAACAATAAGTGTATCGCTAACAGAATTTACACTTAGTATAGTTGATTCATTTATTCCATACCAATCGCTACCATTTTGAGAATTATAAATGACCCCATCTTCACCTACTGCTACTGCTACTGTGCCATTACTACTTACTCCGTAAAATCCTTTAAGGCTTACATATCCCAATCTAGTCCAAGTAAGTCCATCTAGACTAGTTACTATAACGTTACAATTTATTACTCCTGAACCTGTAGCTTCTTGTCCTGCTCCAACAGCAATAAAACCATTAAAACCAGTTGTTGTTACACCATTTACACCATACAATGTGTTGGTGTATGTAGTAAATGTAAATGTAGTATTCCATACACTTACATTAGTTGCTGTAACAATGCTTGAACCTACTGCTACCCAAGTGTTTGATTTGTACCCAACACTATTTAAACTGTCTGCTGGCACACTAAGTGCTGAAACGTCCCAAGGTGTTACATCATATGGAGTTGAACTATAGGGAGTAAATGCTCCACTTGATGTCCAAACAGTTCCATTTGAGCTATAAAAAATTGGTGTAGCTGTATTTGTCGTTGTAACAATATAATAGCCACCAGCATATATAATATCTGTGAATCCAATTGGTAATGATGTTAATCCATTAGCTTCCCATGATGTTGTATTAGTACTAGTAATTAATCCTGAGTATTCATTTGTATTGGCAGCTCCCAAATAAATTGTTCCATTATTTGTAATCGCTACATTATCAATATCTGTTGGATAAAATGGCTGATCTTGTAAAAATGTATCAATATTATATTGGTCTTCAGGAGCAAAAGCATTTCCTAAATAAGTTGTGTTTGGATATATAAGTCCTGTGAATGCTTGTGTTAAATCTCTACCTGGCATATTATCAGTTGGTTGATAATATCCAAATGCTCTATCTAATGCGTTTAACTTTCTATCACCTGAATTTAATTCTACCCACTTACCAAATACAAAGTCATCATCATTATTGCTTACAATACATTCCCATACTTTATTATTGTATCTAACAATACTACGATTAAAACTAAATGGTTCAGGAAGTAAAGCAAAACTTCCTGCCTTAGCCATTGTAAAATCTGACGTAAATGTTATACTTCCAACAATTGAACTTATATCATTTGGAATAGTTGTAATTTGAGTTGTTGTAGGAGTAACATTATAAAGATAATATGTATACCCTTCAGTAATCACATTTGGAACTGACCCAGTAAATACCACACTATCATATTCATTGAACCCTGTAGTATCAATTGTTAACACGCTACTAGTAGCTCCTGTAACAGTTGAACTTGTAAATCCTTCATATGGAAGTGTTAGTCCACTTACAGGAATCGTTAGTTGCTTGTTACTATAAAGTTCAAATTGATTTATACTAATAACTTTTAAGTAGTATTGATTGACATTACCAGCAGGCGTGCCCAATTTAATGACACTAGTAATTTCTCCCATTGTACCTATTGAATTTACTTCAATTGTTAAGTCATTTGTTGTTGTAACACCACCAATTAAATTACCTGGGATAGTTACAGTATTATTAACAGCATAACCACTTCCTTGATCACTAATTACTACTTGATAACCACCCAATGTATAACTTACATCAAATGATGCTGGTGTGATTGTTGTAGTTGTTTGTTCTATTGTGCTAGGTCCGTCAGCATCAGATAAAGTTACAACAGTTGGGCTTATAATTGATGTGCTAACTTGAATAAAATCATCACCTGTACCTATCATTGATCCAACACCTGATACAAAAGTAACTATAGTACCACCATTTGTGTTACTTAATCTAAATTGTGTACCATTTATGATACTATGTACATAGTATTCTAGGTCTATAACTACACTTCCTATGCCATTGCCACTAAAGATAATTGGCATTCCAACATATAAATTATTTGTATCATCACAAGTCAATACTGATCCTGATACAGTCGTAACAGTAACTTGTAACCCAGGTGTTGTTGTATCTGTATTACTATCGTATCTACCTGTATATTCAATCACATAGTAAATTATCCCTGTTGTTAAGTTTCCAATATTTGAATCTACAACTAAAGGCATGTTGTAATAAAAATTACTTGTAGCTGACAAAATTCTACTTGGTGTACGTAATGCTATTTTATCTACTGTAGCTAATGTAGCATTAATTGTACGTGAAATTAAATTACTAACTGTTCCTGAACTAATACTTGGATATTGTCCTGATGTTTGATATAGTGTGAACAGTTGACCATTTACTTGACCAGGACTTACTGGTAATGAAACATTCATATTCATTGATCCAGTAGCATTTGTTAATTGAACAACATCTTTTTGGTTAATTAATGTTGCTGTACCTGTTTGATTGCTTAACGTAAGTTCTGATCCATTAACAACTGTGCTTATTTTCAGTTGAGTAGAATTTAAAATGTTCTGAACATAATAAACAGTACCTTGATTGATATTACCAAAACTTGTTACTGCCACTGTACCTGATCCTTGTGTGGCAGTACCTGGACCTGTTCCAAAGCCTGTAGCTATAAATGTTGCTCCGACAACGTTTTCACTTGAACCAATCAACGTAAAATCAGTTATATAATTTGCTGTACCTGATCCTGACCCAACTCCTGTTGCTGTAAATATAGTACCAACACTATTATTTGCTGCCCCAATTAATGTAAAATCAGTTGTGCCGACACTTACAATTTCATAGGCATTTCCTGGAACAAAGCTTCCTGCGTTAAATAATACAGTTCCAAGCGATTGAATAACATATTGTTTGCCAGGAACAAAGCTTCCTGCTGTTACTAATCCTGTTGATGTAGCTATAAATTCTAAACTACGTAAATTTTCCTTAGCACCTAATACTGTATAATCAGTGTTACCTAATGTTAATATTGTGTACTTTTGTCCAATAACAAAATTACCAACTGTAATAACCATTTGATTAAAAATAATTGGATCGTTTAAATTAAAATCAGTAGTGCTATCTACTGTAATTATGTTTGAAGTATTGGTATTTGTTAGTGTTGTTGTAATTGGATCAAGCGTTCTACTTATGGTGAAAGTTTCACTATCAGCTACACTAGTCACATAGTAAATTTCATTTTCAACGATATTACCAAACACATTTCCAGTAAAGGTAATACTAATGTTTGTATATAATCCACTTGTTCCACCTGTTCCTATGGCACTAATTGGTGCTAATAATTTATTGGTATTAGCAAATGTTTCTGTTACTTCTACAATACTTGGATAATTTACTGTAATTATGCCTTGGTCTATAATTTGTGCTGTAAAACATTCTAGCCCAGCTGGGGTTACATTAGCATTAGTTAATGTTAAAGCACTTCCAAATTGAGTTGAAGAAATACTAAAATCACTATTGTTAATTACTTTTTTAACATAGTATGTTGTATCAGCAACTAATCCACCTATTGCCAAACCAATAAATTTAACTGGCATACCTACTGTGAAACCAATTGTAGATCCAGGTGCGTTTGGATCATTATAGTCATAGGTCAATCTTACTAGATAACGGTCTTCGGCAACACCTGATCCAACGTCAACTGTTTCTAAAACATTTCTTACAAAATTTGAATAATCTATTGTTCTATCATTAGTTACTTCTACAATTTCAAAAGCTACACCCTGAGCACTTGCTAATATAGTATTGATTGGTGGTAATACACTTTGTAATGTAATAGAACTGCTCGCTATATTTTCACTATTGCTATAACGTCCAGCATAGAAAGCTCCGTAATATTCACCTGGACGCCAATCTATAACCTGTGTTGTATATGTTGTTCTATCATAACGCAAAGTCAAATCAATTTCACGTATTGGATAACTGGTTGATATGGCTGAAGCTCTTGCTCCTAAGTTTAATGTGTGGTCAGAACCTGTGCCTGCATTAGAAAATACAACTCTATCACGATTATTTACAGCATCGCCATATGATGTGTATAATGCTATGATTGGACTAGGATTATCTTCCAGTAAATTTATATAATACCAAGCACTATTAACCAAGCCACCTATACTTGTTCCAGTTCCAACTTTATATTGTACTAAATCTCCTGTTACTAGTGTTGGAGCAAATAAACGTATTGTGTTTAATAACAGGTTAACATCTACACTACTAAAGGTTATAACTAGACTTGGATCAATACGAATTTCAGGTAACACTGCGTAGCCTTGACCTGGATTAATTACATTAACATCTATAACTTTATCCAAACTCATTACTGGCTCTAATACCGCTAGTTGTAGTGGTTCAGGATAAATTGTTGTATCAATATATGCTGTTATTTTTGGTGGTTCAGTATAATCTCTACCACTATTCAATAAAAGCACAGGTGGTAAATCAATATAAATTAATTCACCAGGTAAATGATATTGAATATCTGTATCATTATACCCACGTTGTAAATTGCTAAGTATATTTGCGGCTCTATCAACATTACTATAAACAATTTTTTCAGTGCCAATAGTGATGACACCGTTTACTGGAAAACCGCTCGCATTATCAACAACGATTACAGTTGATCCTAAAGTCATATATACTGCTAATGTTGTAATTTGATAATTTGTTTCACCTGTTAAACTTACTCCACGATTATTAAACCATTGTGAATATAAATTATTTGTCCAAATTGAATTGTTTGGTAGATATTGGTTATCCCCTATTACACTATTATAAACAAGCTGTGGACTTATAAATGTTGCGAAGTTACTATTGTAGCTACTTGGTAAATCAAAGTCTGTTATATCTCCCTCGTATACATCTGTACCTGTATAAGTGAATAAGAAATCTTTAATTACAACGTGATATGGTTTAGTTTCATTTAAATAACCTGCTAAGAAATCTTGATTATCTGTTTGATAAACTTCGAAGGGTAATAGTTCTCGTATTTTGTGTGATACATCAACCAAACTTGTCTTGTTCAACCAAGGTAAATAATTTTGTGACTCAGTTGTTTCACTTTGAATATATTCAAATAATAATATTAAACTCTTATTTCTAAAAACTAATAAGTCATCAATATAAATTTGTTCGTTTAATGCTCTAACTATGTAACGTGTTTCCTCACTTGGGTACTCATCATATAAACTAGTATCAAAGAAATTATCCCCAAAGCCTAATTTTGCTTCCGCATAGTCCCATAGTGTGCTATTAAATTCTATGGTTCCATTTTGTAGCCCAATACGTGTCCAAAGTCTATCTGTACCATATACATAATATTCTTGGCTACCGTTGTTTTGTCCAACAGCAACAACTGTTCCTGTATTAACATTCAATGTGCTTAAATCAGCATAGAAGTTAACCTGTAATGCTGGCTTTGTATTATCATCATAACCAGGAGCCCACCATGTAATTTTTGTCCAATAATCTTGTGTATCAAAATAAAGACCACTTGTATACAAATAACTTGGTGTTCTTATTTCTAAAATTGGAAATTGTTTACAAATTGTGTTGGCATATTGTAGATAATTTTTAAGTGCTAAGAATCTATCATAAAAGAAACTTTGTCTTGGTCTTACTAATATTCCTGATTGTACTGCTAATGGTAAGAATGGGTTAGGTACAACTCCACCTTCTTCATCCACACCGCACAGGCTATCTAGTAATCTATCATATAAACTTGTAGGTCTTTCTGTACTACCAAATGTTGGAACACCTGGTAAAAAGTCATCAGCATAATTTGCTCTAATCAATGTATATTCATTATGTGGTACATCACTGCTTGTACCTGTACTATAACCTATATGTAACACACTGTCATTGGCATCAAAATAACTTTGGCAATTATATAATCCAAATGTATTAGGTAACAACGGAGAAAGATAGCTTATACCCGAATTAATTGGTGAGTTAATATATTGTTCAATCACACTATCAGCTAATGTCTTATTAGTTTTTCTAAAAATAACATTAGTATTTCTAACCCAAAAGTAATAAACTGGGCTTAACAAGTTACTAGCATTTAATACTTCTTGAGTTGTATATTTTGTTATGTCAAATGGTGTGCCTGGTCCTTCATATTCACTAGGAATAACATTACTAGCTACCCAACTATATACAGTAACATTACTTCCTGGGAACACACTTCCCCAATATTTGCTATTATAAACAACATCATTTTGATGATAATTTACAAAACGTGTATTACTTGTATTGTACCATAATAAGCCAACTTTGTTAGCACCCCAAACTAAACCACTTTGAGTATTGTCTAAACTGTTATAGTTAGCAGGATCAGCATTACTTACATAATCTAAATTTTCTCTAACAGCACCTAATAACTTGCCCTGTAGTGGGTCAAAATAATCTAAATTAATTAATGTATCATTAGTTTCAGCACTAAAGATTTGTAAATTTTGCATTTTGTTGATATCAACAACGCTACTTGATCTACGGTAAATACTCCAATCTTTTATTCCAACGTTGTTTTGATATATAACAACTTGACCATTTGTTATATTTGGCTGATAGTAAGGAGATCCTACCATTACTTTGTATTCATTAAAATCTAAGCTTAACCCATATCTTGGTAAAGACCCAACATTTTGATTGGTATCATTACAACTTTGAGCATATACAAAATTACCTACATTACTTAAACTTTCATTGTAAGAAGGTAAATAATCAAACATGTAAACAGCTCCTGCGTTTGGTAACATGTCTACAAATTGTGTGGCATTATTGTCAAATACTGTATCATTTTCAAAATTTTCATCATCTGTAAAATCAAATGTTGTAAATGAGTAGCGTGTTCCTACTGGAGCACTTACTACAAAACTATCAAATTCATTAAATTTTACTACACTTCCAAATTGACTTGCTCCAATTAAATGGGGACATAATACAGTTTGTGTTTTTGTATAAATTTCAAAACCTAATTCATCCAATGTAACAATATCAATAACACTTACTAATAATTTTTCGTTTGGCACTGATAAGTTTTGATCTACCACACTGATTATTAGTTTTCCATCTGTTGTGGCTGAGGCTTGTACGTTTGGTACTTGTGTTGAATTAATTGCATTTACAGTTGTATTAACATCTCCAACTGGTAGTATAACTAAGAATCCATTAATAAACATTTTTCTAGGTACAGTGATGTAACATTCATCAGTACCAATAATAACTCCATAACGACCACCACCATTTGTATAACGATATACAACACCTTCACTGTTTTGTGAACTTATTTCAAATGGTGCTCCAACAATTATTTCATTACTTGTTCTTGTTACACCTACACTAATACCAAATTGTACACCTGGTCTTGGAGTACTTTCACTTTCAAATGTTTGTAATAATGTAAAGATGTTATCACTTACATTAATAATATCGCCAGCTAAAACATCTCCTGTATATACAAAAGTATTAGTGCTAATTACAGCATAGTTATTGTCTTGTACTAATCTACCATTTACTGTAACATATAATGGAGTTGTTTGTATATAAGCTGTACCTGATCCAATTGTTTCTGTATTCAATGTAACATTAGTGTTTGTTGTTCTACTTGTTTTTAATGTGATTGTACCTGGAGCACCTGAGTTTATAGAACTAATATAATAAACTTTTTCTGTTTCTAATAAACTTGATCCGTATCCTGTACCTGTAAATATGATTGGATCATTCACGCTTAAACCAGCTGTATTACTAATTGTAACTAAATTTGTTGTTGCTGTTGTATTCGTAACACTTACAGTTGTTTTTGCTGGTGTCCAACCTAATGAAAATAGTTGAGGTAATCCTCCATAACTATTACTTTGGACTTCAATGTTTTGAACAGTTCTATGATACATGTAAGCTCTACCCCAATTGGTAGCAGAGATACTTTGATCGTAACTTGGGGCTCCTACAACTAATGTATCACCATAATAATCAGTACTAACTGTAATTCCGTAATTGTCACCTAAAATACTTCCATCAAGATAGGTACTATACTCATAACTGATTTGAGTTGCTGTACCATTACCACTACCTATCCCTGTTGCTACAAATGTTATACCTATTTTATTTTCCAAGGCCCCTATTAATGTAAAATCAGTAGTACCAACTTCTGTTATAGTATATACTTCGCCATTAACAAAATATCCTGCTGACAATGGAATATATTGTTGTCTATAAACATAAACACGATTAATATCAGGAGCACCAACATACAACCATTTTCTATCATTACTAATAGATAAACTTGCTCCGTAATTTGTTGAACCACCTAATGCTGTAAGTGTTTGTAATTGAATTAAATCTGTGCTTTCTGTACTATCATTAATTACATAAACATATACCTTTGGACTACCACTTGTTGGTTCGCTTACAAAATAAAAATTATCAGTGTAAGTTATGGCAGTTCCAAAACTTACACTCTCTGTGATAGTTTCAGATAACTCATAATCATCTTGTATAATATTATAGGTGTAACGATATAATTCACCTAATCCACTATCACCTATTAAATAACCACTTGTCGTTGTAAACGCTACACTACTACCAAAATTATCACTATTTGTTTTTGTCTTTTCATTATCAAATGTATAGTTAATACCTTTTCTATAAACACTCCAGTTGCCATCTGTGTCTTCATCTACCCATACTGTGTTTTTAATGAATTCAGCATTAAGTAAAGGTAAATTAATAATATCACTTGGTTGTGTTACACGTTGACTTGCGAACTTACTTACAACGCCATATCCCGTTACTTGACCTAAATTTATGTCCAATGTTAGATTAATGATAACTTCAGAATTGTTAACTAATCTTGTTACAATATAATAACCATCTACAAGTGAACTAAAATTAACAATAGCAATTGGTGTTAGTAAAGGTATGTTTTGTGGACTACTAAAACGAATTGTAGTAGTCCCGTCGTTATTACCACGGGCTAAAATAATTTGTCCTAAAGGTTGCCAAGTATATACTTGCCATGTACCTAAAAAGTTTGCTAACCAAACATAATCTCTAACATAAAAGTCTTCTATTGGTACAATTACACCTGCTTCGTTTACAGCAGTAGGCAGTCCGTTATAAAAATAACTAGACATTTTTACATCGTTAAAGTTAACATAACCAGCACTAGGATAAATCTGTGGTGTGTAATTATCTGTAGTTGGTAATATGTTTGGATTAGTAATTAAACTGCCATAATTGAATAATGAATATAACGGTACTTCCTGTTGTGAACCAATTGTAGGAATACCATTTGTCAAACTAACAATACTTGGATTGCCTGTTAGTAAATTTTGACGTAATCTAAATTCAGCAAAGTTATCGTTTAATGTTCCGCCAAAGCTGTGTAATTTAATAGCCCAATTTTCATAAATGTCATAATCAATACCACCTTGTGGTAATCTTGCTCCTTTAAAGGCATCTAAACTATTTCTTGTACCTTTATTACGAATAAAGTTTCTGTAAACATTTATTTGTGCTGTATCAGTTAAATCAACTAAAGCTAGATAATCTCTTGGTCTATATCCAATTAAACTAAATCCTAATAGGTCCGCATCTTGTTCTAAGTTAGCTTCATTAATGTTGTAATATATACTACTTTCGTAACTACGTGTGCTACTGTTTGGTAACAAACCTTTTTGTATTTCGTTGTAATCTGTTTCTTTCCAATCTAGTTCATTAAACACACTACTTGGTTCAATTTTCTTAAGTGCTACCCAATACTTGTTTTTGTATTTTACAATTTGACCTTTTGTATAAGCAATTGCTGTACGCCATTCTGTTATATTGTCTTGATTTAATATAAATCCTGATGCTGTAACAGTGCCATTCCATTCGGCAGTTTTAACACCTTTTACTAAAATTCTATTTTGACGTAATCCAGTTACTAAATTGTAAATTCTATCATCAAATACAGTTGTATTATCAAATACTATACCATGTTCAAAGTTGCTGATATTAAACTGTCCATAACTTAATGAATCTCCTTCATTCAATGGTTGAACATTAAACAATGTTTGGTCACGAACTATTGATAAGTCTATATTTTGAATTGGATACAAGCTTTGATTTAAAATAAAATTTGATTGTTGTAATGTCAAAGGTTGTACAATGTAACTATCTCGGTCTATTTTAATTTGTGTTGCAGCAGGACTTAATGTGACGATACTTCCCACATCCCATCCTGTCTGAGCCCAATACAAAAACTCTCCAATCATTTGACGCCAATTAATTTCTACACCATTTTCAATTTGATCAAATATCATACCCTTTTCAATCAACCAACTACCATAGTTTGCTATAAACTGTGAGGTTTCTTGTACGGTATTAAAAATATATCCATATGGTACGACTTGTTCTGGTGTTGTAAAGTTTTTAGTGATCTTAGCACTTAAACCTTCAACTGTAATATTATCATAAAATCCATCGTATTTTGGACTTAGTGTTGAAAAATAAGCACGGTTTTGTGAATTACCATATACAGCATAACCATTAGTTACTCGTTGAATAATAATACTTGTATAAATTATTCTATCAAATGGTTGATTTTCATATAATAAAACGCTATAGCTTTCATCTGGTATTAATAATGAGGCATTTGTGCTGTTCGGACTTCCCTTTTCTACATAGAACTTTAATAGTGTTTTATCACTATATCCTGCTACTCGATAGACTAAACGAACATCTAAATTAAATAATAAATCAGTTATGTTAGTTGTAGCATTTACTCCTAATTGTTTTTCGTAATCAACGATCCAATTAATATAACTTGTTTTAGCAACCCCTGAACCATAAATCTCTACATCATCTAAAACCAAGTGACTTCTATTGTTTACCAAGTATTGATTAAATTCTGTATTATATAAGTAATTGTCTAAATCTATACCTAGATTAAAAAACTTAGCAGGTTTGGTCAATGCTAATATTCGCATTAAGTCATATGGCCATGTACTACTGCGACGATAACTTAATTCAACTGGACTATCATCACCAACTTTCCATTCACGTTGAAATGTGTTACTTGTATAATTACCAACAATACTACTTAATGGGCTTACCAAGTTTCCGTTACTATCAACAGGCAATACATTTAATAATCCTGGTCTAATAAATTCTTCTCGTATTACAGGATTTCCATTATTGTAATCATAACCATTTGCTAAATCACCCCATAATACTAAGTTATCACTTGTATAGGGACTTGGTCCATACACACTTGTCCACCAACTAGGTTGGCTTGTATATCCCAACATTTCCCAAGGGCTTGTATTTGGTTGTGATGTATCATAGAAATATTCATAAACACCACGCCAATATCCTTGTAATATAGGCTTGTTATCTAATCTAATACCACTATCACTATAATTATAAGTAAACTGATTATTATTGTCATAGTATTGTGACTTATAATCTAGTCTGTTTTGTCCAACCCAATCTAAGAAATTTTTACTATAAATTTCTAAGAATTCTGCCCAAGTTAAATCAGTAGTTCTAAAATATCCAGGAACAACTTCATATTCACTAACTGGTATTGTCTGACTTAATTTTAGATTGTTGTAAATTCTACGTTCAAATTCTAATAAAGCCTGATCACGGAAATCTTCTAATACACCCAATGTAGTATTGTAATTTCCATATGTTTTTGTATATGATCCGTCATGTCCAATTATGAAGTAAGTTGGTTGAGTATAGGTACTATCTAATATAACTGTTGGAATAAAACTAGGATATAATCCTAACTTAGTTGGAGTGTTAGGAACATAACTTCCATATGTTTGATTATATTCATTGATTGTAACAATATCACCTGCTAACAAATCAAATGATACTGTTAGTGAGGGTGAGTCTGTGCTTATTACATAATCAGTACCCTTTATTAATTGTAATTGAATTACAGTACCACTTACTATTCTACTAACATAAACTAATACACCATTATAATTTGCTTTAGAAAAATCATAGACTCTTGACAATGGAAAAATACTTGTCTCTAAATCATTATTAAATGTATATGAACGTGACAAATATGGAGCTTTGCTTGGAAGCATGTCACTCCAAAAGAAAGGTTGTTCTTGATTTTTTGTGCTGGTAATAATATCAAGGGCATCATCTAAATATGTGCTTGCTGTATAATTTTGTTCATTAACAATTTGATTTACTGTGTCAATTAATAAAGTCTTGAACTTCACATATTCACGACTGTTAAATTGTAAACTGTCAAATATATTGTGATTTTGTAATCTTAAGAAACTTCCGACACTTGTTAATGGGCTACTATTTTGAATGATAGCATTACCATATGGTACTAAATTTCCCAAGTCTCTATAATTATTACTGCCAAACATAACCCCTGTCATATTTGGATTGTTCATAAAAATAGTTGAATATTGTGAACGTATGTCACCAATATTCGCTGTTGTTATATTTGTATTAAATGGATTGTTGCTTAGATTTAAAGGTACAGTAAAATAGCTATTTTCACTTACTTCATTGCTTAATACTAATACTTGAACTACAGTATCAATTAATCCATCTACAGTTAGATTTACAATAGTGTTATTACCACTTATATTATATGTATAATTAGTTGGTTCTTGGAAAACATTGTTAATAAAAACTTTTACAACAGGCCAATTGGTTTCTGTAGTTGTCAATGCTGGTACATCACAAGTAAAAATATTAGTTGGATTGTCAGCAAAATAATTGAATTCAAAAACTTGATATTGTACACTAGGTGACACACAAGTTTGCCATCCTAACATTCTAGTATAATCAATTAATGAACTATAATTATAAACATAACCCGTATTAATATTTTGCGTAATCGGAGTTGATCCTGTTACATAATCAAATGTTTGTGAATTAATAACAACATCAAAACTTATGTCTCCTGGATTGTCTATACTGCTATATTGTATAGGAAAACCAAGTAATATATCATTTGGTCCTGATCCTATTCCATAGGCAAACAATTTTGAACCAGCAAAACTTGAACCAATGTAAATATCTGTGTTACCAAAACTTATACCATTACTATCAAAAACATCAAAATATGGTGCTTGATTTACATTTGTTTTTTGTTGACCTAATTTCCAAATATCTATATCGTAATAATAACTTTTACCAATATTATTAGCACCACGTAAAATTACAACTTGATTATTATTTTCAACTTGACCATCTGGTGCTTCTGTTAGCGATATAACTGGAGTGCCACCTGGTGTAAGTTCAGCAAATGTAACTACATAAATTTTATTTGAAATATTATCAGTATCGTTATTAAAGATAACTCTACAACCTTCAAATAATGCGTAGTTGTTAACAGTTTCTTCTGTAGCAATAATGCTGGCATTATTTACAGTGGTAATAGTTGTGTTGCCTGTCCAATTTATTGTTAGAGTAATTGTACTTGTACCTAACCCTGATATTGCTGTAATTTGTGCTGTATCTGGTATTTGTGGTGGGCTGGTTGATGGTCCTGCTTCATATAAGTCAGCTATGTATTGTCCAATTACAAACGTACCAACAACTCCTGAGCTAGGAATATTAATTGTTGTTGATGTTCCATTTACTACACCATTGATTGTACAATCATAAGCAGTATATACATTAACGTCAGGATAATAGTTTTCATGTCCTGCGACTAAACTAAAGGCGTCTGTTGTGCGTAAATCAATAAAATCGGTTGGATTTTTCGCTACAGAGCCACACTCATACAATTTTAAGTTAGGATAAAATTCAATAATAGGTCTTTTAGCTTTGTTATTATATGTAGCATAGTCAGTTACAATATTGGGGTCATTATTGTATTCTGCTGTAGCATTTATGACTTCTATATGAAACCAACGATTGCTTCTGCTCCATGGATTATAACTTAATGAATTTCTTGCTATGGTGATGTAATCTTGGTTGCTTAGTATAAACAAATCTGTATCATAATTACCAATATCATATGGTGTTGTATCATATGGAATAAAGGCACTTGTTGTAAATGGTTCAGGATTCACTAACAAGTCAGTTGGAATAAGTTGTATTCCTGTTCCCACACCTTCAACATAATATGTTCCATTGGCATAAGAACTAGGTATTATATCACCAACAAAATCTACCTTTAACCCGTTTGTAAAAATTACTCCATTTGGTGAGGTATAATTCGTTTGTCCTAAAATATCTTCATTAACATTGATTATGTTTAGTAAATTACTATCAATAATTCTAATCACACCAACACGATTGGCAACACTACCGTCTTGATAATAAAGTGTGTCTAAATTAGCACTAATATATGGTATTAACTCAATTGTCCCGCCTGTACTTTTGTAAAAATTTCTATCATTGTATACAGTACCAAAACTAGCTGTAATCTTTTGGTTGGAAGGAATAGCTGTGCTTGGTGTTAATGTTAGTGTAGGATTACTTGGACTACCTGATGTTGTAATTGTGTAAAAGTTTGTAGTTTCTAATGGATCTGTAACGCCTGTATTGTAAAACATTACAGTAAGTCCATTTAAGCTTGTTACACCATCTATACTACCACCAATGCTACTTAAAGTTCCACCATTTACATTTGCGTATGGCACAGTGGAAATTACATCTACAGTATTTGATCCAGGTAGTATGTATTGATTTTGTGCTGTGCTTAATGGCACATTAAAGGTAACTGTTCCTACATTAGCGCCATTATTAGTGACACCTAAAATGTCTCTTGTAGATAGATTAGGTTGAGTAATACTATATCCTGTTACACCAGGTTGACCCTGAATAAAAAATTGTGATGCTTGGTCAACAGTAAATGTGTATGTACCACCACGCAATAATGTAATGGTAGGATTATCACTACCTGTACTTGCTGATTCAATTCTTATGTTATAATTATTAGGTTCGCTAGTTACAACATAATCAGTTTCACTATAAACAATATCACTTGCTACTGTAACTGCTGGAGGTCCAAACGGCAACCAATAATATTGATTGAAGTTAATTAGTTTATCTAAATTTGTAAAGCTATCCCAACTGTAAATTTCACTTGTGAATAAGTCGCTATTATTATTTGTGATACCACCTTGTAATTTTAAACTATCAATAATACCTGGATAGCTTAAAAAGTCATATGCTGTGCTTTCATTTTTCTTTGTAAAAACAACACCAGGATCTAATTGATAGTCTGTACGAACTTTTGTTGGTTCGGTTACATAATAATCTTTAGCATTAATCCCATACCCTAATTTACTTCCTATATATCCTTGAATCTTTTGTGTGACTGGTGGATTAACAAGTTGATCCAACGTAGCATTTAAAAATTGAGCATTAGTTGGAGTGTGAAATACTTCTGGTAAAAAGTTTAATGTTCTTATTCTCATATTATGCGATCTGTAGTTGAGTTGGTGTTAATGCTGGTATTACCTGTACATCATTTGCTGTTGCTGCGTTTACAAAAATTTCATATGGCATTGATTTAATTTCATATAAATCACCAAATCTTTTTGTAGGATCATTAGGAACTAATACAGCACTACTAATCAATTCACCACATTCAGCATGTAAGTAGGCACTTAGTTCACTAAAATAAAACGTATCTCCAAAATTCCAATTGTTAATATTAAAATAATTATTCATAGCAGTTAATACAGCACTACGTATTTCACTATCACTGGCACTGGTATTTGAAGCCTTAATTACTTTAATTGTTGCTCGTAATTGTGGAGCTGCTTTTGGTCCAAATAATGGTTTAAAGACCACACTATTTAAAATAACGCTATCACTCAACATCTTGTAATCATTTACCTGACCATAAGCACTTTGCAATTCATTAATTGTTGGCATGTCAGGTTCGGGAATAGTATTAGTTACATCTTGAATATAATTTGTATAACTTGTATAATATGCCTGAGTTACAACATATAAATCAATTATATTTGTTGTAGCTGGATCAATTCTTGTCGTGTTATTTGAATTATGTCTGTACTGAAAACTTAATCCTTGACGACCTGGTTTTATGCTATATTGTGGTTGTATTGTTACTGTATATAATGGAGTAGTGCTGGTTGAATCTTGTAATGTTTTGTAGAAAACATTTTCACTATAGGCATAAAATAATTGTCCCAAAGGATAATCATATTTTACAACTTCAATTTGAGTTTTTGTAGGAAATGTAAATACCACACTACTTGTTGGAATAATTTGTAATCTAGTTAAATTAATAGCATCTTCGATAAGTTCAAAGAATGTATAAATGCCTATGTTACTTGCTCCTGTAACATACCCTGTTATTTCAGTAAAGAAGTCAGGATTAACAATAATTTGATTATTGTTTACATCAGTTGATGATACTTCAATTTCAAAATCATTAACATAGCCATCGTCTTCAACAGTTTGACCAATTACATTAACACTAATGTCTTGACCAATTGGATATGTGCTATTTGGTTGACTGTTAATACCTAATATCTTTACAAAGTCTTGTATAATTTTACCTGAAAATGGATCATATACAAGTTCATTAACACTATAGGCAAATCTTATATCACTTACACTTCCAAACAAATAATTAAGTGAACGATATGTAATTGTATAATTATTAGTTCCTGTACTTTCAAATTTAACAAAATAATTTGTATTTGTAAATGATTCTATTGACCAACGATTTTGGTTAATCAATAAACTATTGTTGTAAACTAATGTGAAATCCTGTTGTAATTCCATTCTTGCCTGAATTTCTTCAATTAGTGTAAGTGGAAAAATATTATCAAAAACAGGAATGACAGTGGAGATTATACAACCTGATGGTACATACCCATTTAATGTGATAGGACCTGTACCGTTTAAAAATTGACCTTCGCCGAAATTATAACCATCACCAATTACATTTAGAACAGTAGACCAAATATAAGTTGTATCACCTGATCCAGGAATACCTGCTACTAATCTGTTATTGTTATCAAAATAAAAACCAGCTGGAGCTGTAAACTTACAAATAGCTCCTGTTGTAACATATTTCATGTTATAGTTATTAAATGTACCAGTTGGTACAGGAACATTAGTGCTACCAACTACTTTATAAAAATAGCCTGTTTCACTATTAGCATCTACTGTACTTGTTTGCCAATATGTAATTCCGTCTCCACTTGAAACATTTATATTGTATCTGTCATAATTTTGTACATAATATTGTACTGGCGCAGTTGTTCCTAAAATGTTACTCAACTTAGTTAAAAATGCCCTAATATCAGTGGTATTATTAATGGTTATGTTTTCAAATCCATTTGTATCATCTTGGTATAAAGCGCCATCACTACCATAACTATTAATAGAACTATATTTTCCTGTTGGATCTAATAAATCTAAATTCTTACTTACACCAATACTAGCACGATTAATTGCCTTGCTTTTTATGATTGAACTGTACAAAGTATATGGAAAGTTATTGTAATCCTCACCATTAACCATACGATTTTGTGTATAATATCTGGTTGGGGCACGTTGTTTAATTTGTGCCAATGACTCTCGTGCTTGTGCTGTAGAATTTGCTATTGGCAATTCTAAAGTAAATGTTAATGTTTCTGTTTTACCTAAACGACTGATATAACTAAATGCTACTGTGACACCCTGCATTTCGCTTGGATCAATTGTGTACGTTAACGCATTACCTGCTCTAATATAGGCACGAAATGTTCCAACTGGAATTTCACTAAATACGCCATCACCAAACACATAGCTTACTTGGTCATTAAAACGTGAATCTACACTGAATATTCTACGGTCACTATTTTCAGTTTGTAAGTAGGCACTAGCATATACATTTTCAACCTTTTTCCATAACAAACGATTTCCATTGTTAACATTAAGTTGATATAACCATGTATCAGTATTGTTTATACCTTCTATATCAATATTAATCAATTGGTTAGCAATCTGTTGCTCAAAATTAAAATCAAACGTTTGTAATATACCTTGTTTGAAATAGAAAAAGAATCCTGTTTCAGGACTACCAAATCCTAATTTGTCATTACGATAAAGTATATTAAAACGTCCGCTTGGAGCAGGAGGAATTTCATAGATATAATCTTCATCTAAGCTTGTAGCACTTACAAGTTCAAAATTCATTGTAATGCCATCCACTGTACTAGTAAATGGAGCTATTGGTAAGTTATCTGCTGGTATGTTTATAGCATATTCTGCTGTAATAATACCAAGTAAATCAGCTACATTACCTGGTCTACCTATACGTTGTGTGTTTACTAAACTAGCATTAATAATTGTATTAAATTGTTCTTGCCAATTTGGGTTTGCTGGGTCATTCCATAATATTGTAAGATTGCTAAGATTTAATCCGTTTAAATCAGTTATGTTCTGTGTAGTTCTAATGCTTGTAACCTTTAAATACCCTTCAGCACAAAGATTACGCTTTGGAGTATAGCTCACTAAGTTTGCTAATTTGATGACGCTATCACGGCGTTCAGCAGTATCAATAAAGTTTTCACGTGCATTTAAGTCATTACGAAATGCTAGACCTTGGCCCATAAAAGCCATAACATCAAGCAAGGCGATAAATTCACTACTTTCTATGTAATCATTAAAAGTTTCGGGATAATACAAGCGTAGATAGTCAATGAAACTTTTGCGTAGTGTTTCATAATCGTAACTACGAAAATCGGCTTCACGGAAAGTTTGATAAATAGCTTTCCAGTCATTTACCCCAAATAGTGCTGATTGTCTTGAACTTGTAGCCATAATAATCTCTTTTAAGTATTTATCATACCTAAAATATCGGTTTTTTAAGGATTATTGTAGACTGGCTTGATTTGTTTTACTATTAAAAAATACACTTATAAGTTCAGATTGATTGAATGGATTGACTGCTAATTCAACTTCAATTAAGATTCCATTCTCTTTAGGAAAAGCTTTTACATAATTTAGTTCTAATCTTGGATCAGACGTTATAATTCTACGTATTTCATTTTCAAGTTGATATTGAACATCTGCTGTATTTGGTTCAAATACAAAATCCCAAATAGTAGTTCCATACTCAGGTTGACCTACTTTTTGTCCACGTGGAATATTTAATGCGTTAATAAAGTCTTGTATAACTAACGGTTGATCTACTATCCTAAACTTTTTACCAGGCACAATAGGTCTTACTACACTTCCCACACCGCCATTTTCTCCTGTGGGTAAATTAGTGCTTTTTGGCTTATTAGCATTGATTGTTGAAAAACCTATATAGTTTGGCATAATGTATTTAGCCTAATAAAATTTCTTTTCTTATATCTAACAACTTTTTATACTCATCACCATATTTTAATAACAATTCATCAATTTGAGGATCACCTTCTGGTAATGTTTTTTTAGCGTTATCAAATTCATCTTTAGCTATTTTAGTTATTTTGAATTGAGCATCAAAACGTGCTGAAAGTTCTTTTCTTCTTTGCTCATCTTGCTTTACTTTTTCAGTTGCTTTATCATATAATGTAGCAGTTGATTCTTCAATAATACCAGTTAAATTAGGTTTAGGTATACTATTATCTCCTAACAAAGCAACTGTACTACTATTGATTTGTGTTCTATTTGTTGTGTTTAAACCAATTGTTGGTAATCTAATTGGTTGAGCACCTCCTCCACCTAAGGCACTAATTGCTCCTGTTAATTGTGCTGCTGCCCCTGCTGGTAGACCAGCACTAGCTAAGGCAGACAAACTATTGGTTAGTCCCACTACTGATCCAGTTAAATTACTTACACTACGTAATGTTTGATTTAATGGATTTACACTTCCTCCACCTACTAAACTATTAATTACACCACCTGCCCCAGGTAATACAGCATTTACTAAATTACTTACAGGGGCTAATGGATTAGGTAGACTTGACTGTGGTATACCATTCAACGCAGCAGTTGATCTTCCTGCTGCTAATAAGTTAATACTACCTAATCCAGGTACATTGTTTATAGATCCAATAGCATTGTTTACAACCGCTGCTGCCACACGTTGTCCACCTGGTAAATTACCTAATCCACTTGCTATTGCTCCAGTAAAACTACCTACTGAACCTAATGCTACTTTACTTGCTACATCAATGAGTGATCCACTACCTTTTGGATTTGTTAGTGCTGATTGTATAGCAGCACTTGCTACATTTGTTGTTAAACTTTGTTTAGCAATAGCTAATAAGTTTTGTGGCACGCCTGATTTTAAAGGTACAAACTTTTTAACAATAGCATCAAAAGCAGCACCAGTAACCCCACGAACTGCTTGTTGTAGTCCTGCTGCTGACGTAACACGACTAGCAGCATTTAGTGCCTGACTAATGCCTCCTAATCCACCTGTTTTATTTTGTGCCAATGAGGCAGCGAAACTACCTGCTGCCATTGCTGCCATTACAGCACCACCTGCTCCACCTGTTGCTATACCACTTGCCAAATTACTAACAGTTTGAACATTACGTATGACACTCATAGTTTTGTTAACACCATTTACAACACCTGACATAACTGCGCCCACTGATTGTGTAGCAGGTTCACGTCCTGTAAGCAATCCAAATTGTTGTAATTGCCTTTGTGATTGTTGTAAATTTCTTACTACTCCTAAGGCTTGGCTACCTACGTTTGATACCAATCCTGTAATATTCTCAGCTCCTGGTTTACCTGTAAACATATTACTTGACATTGCTCTATTGACAGGCATACCACTTGCTACTAATGAATTAATCAATGTGCTACTACCTGGTTTAATAATACCAGCACTTTCAAGTTGCTTTGGTGTTTGAGCAAATGCCCCAACAACTGCTGTAGGAACACCGTTCTGTGAAATCGTACCTAATCCCTTTTTAACTATCTCTGCTGCTGGACCTGTAGCAGCATCTTTTGCCATTTGTCCTAAGACTGCGCTTGTTGTATTTTTATCAATTGATTGACTTACTTCAGGAGTAACAGGCATTGTAGCAGATTGTGTGACAGTGCTTTGAGCAATTGGATTTGCTTGTGCTGTTTCATTTGCTGTTGCTAGTGCAGGTGGAGGGGTTGTTGGTAAATTAGCATCACTATTTAAATTAACTTTTGTTTCTACACCTTGATTACTATTGGCCCATGGCATATGCGCTGGAGCTCTTGTTACGATTGTTAACAATTTCCCAGGCGCAGCAGCAAATCCTTTTGCCTGATCAAATAATGTATCAGTTTGTGCTAATAATGGAATCAAATCTATTTTTTCAGGTATGTGTGAGGTATTACCTGTGTTTAGATTTACTCTGTTTTTTCCATTTACATATGCTGTTGCTTTTGTACTTAAACTTACATCACCTTCACCCTGTAAACTTATAGCACTGTCAGATTTTACAAGATATTTCCCTAAACTATAAAGTTTAAAATTTTCCCCAACTCGTTGTGTAAAATCTTTATCAGTATTAATTTTAATTGCCTCACCTCTTATATTAATATTTTTCATAGCGTTAATATTAATATTATTGTCTGCGTGTAAGTTTAAATCACCCTGTGTTCTTACATTAAAACTATTGGTAGAATATATATCAACTGTACCTTCTTTTCCTAATTCAACATAGCTTTGTCCATTGCTATGTAAAATAGATAATGTTTGACCATCATCACTCATCATAATTTGATGACCCAATGCTGTTCTAATACGTATTAACTGGTCACGACCAATCAAATCACCGTCATCTAAAACTATACTGTGTCCACCTCGTCTTGCTACAACTTTAAGACCAGTTGGTGTATTGTCTGTTGCTGCTTGTGCTATGGTTTGATCATCAAAACCACCTTCATAAATTGGCCTACCTGGCGTACTAACACCCCAACCAACTCTACTTGGTGTTTCACGTTGTGCACTAGTGCTTATTGGACCACGAATAGGATCACGTATAATACCTTGTTGTGACATAATTCCAGCCACATAGCTATGTACAGGTTTGGCAGCAGTAATGAAACCACCTGTTTCACTTATACCTGGATTGTTTGGATTGATATTTGTGACTGGTAATCTTGTAGCACCACCATATGTATTTGCTTCTTTTGGATTAAGTGTGACTTCCTCACTACTGCCTATAGCAGGAATCATGTGTAAACTATCAGGATCAGGTATACTACCTATATAAAATCCATAGTTCATATCACCATTTAAAAACAAACATACAACTGTTGTGCCTATATCAGGCGGACTAAACCACATACCATAACTACTTGGATTTTCTTTATAACTTCCATAAGTATCATCACCGCCACTTGGTAGTGTTTTACCAAAAAAGGGACTGAGGTAACTACATGGAGTCCAATTACTTCTATTATCAGGATCTTGTCCTGTATTATCTCCAATATAAACAAATATACGACCACTACGATTTGGATCTACATTATCTTTTACAACACCAAGTACTGGCACATTACGTACAGGAGCACCACCTGCATCTGGTAAACTATCTTTAAGTGGTCCAATTAACTTATAATCATCTTGTGCCATGCTATACCCCTGGTCTACCTAAAACAACTCCACTACCTTGGTCATCATTACTTGATTGTTGAATTGGTTGACTTTGTACTTTACCTGCGTTAGTGATATCTGCTGGATAATCACTGTTGAAGTTTCCTAAATCAGGTTCAGGACGTAATCCACTTGAACTCTTTGTAGATGTACCACCTTCTTGTGTACCTGTATTACTAATTTGATTATCAACTTCACGTACTCTAGCTTGATTTGTACTTTTCTTTTCACTTTTATTATTAGGAAATGTATTAATTGATAACTCTAAATTTTGTGTGAACTTACCTTTACTAAAATTACTGGTAACAAATAATACCATATAACTTACACCTTTTACTATTTTAGCTATATCCTCAGGATAATTCCAAAATAATATTTTATCATTAATAGTCATTATACCTTTTTGAGTATCATAATCAACTGCTTCTTTAAAATCAATTTCAATAAAAACTTGTCCACCATTTGCCTTTATTGTAAAACGATTTGAACCATAAAACTTATTATAAACTGCTTGAACATCACTAGTTGCCTCACTGTCATAAATTAAATAATCAGGATCACCGAGTATTGTCAACTTGGCCTCAGCATAACTACCTGGGTCAAATAGATTTGTTAAAAAGTTATTTTGTGCTTCCATTCCCTCATTTAACTCACCAATTCTTGGTTGATTTGTTCTTTGATTTGGTACTTGAGGAATATCAGCATTACCACCTTTAGACCCATCACCTGCTACTTTTGGATTTAATACAACATTAAAATATGCTGTGTTTAAAACTTGTTCATAACTAATAATTTCATTATTTTGTCCAGTATACCAGTATTCATAACGTTTATGTGGACCATAATATTTTATTCCTGGATTACTATAGGCACTTTGTAAAACAGGTGTTTCATATGGGCTAATAATATAATTGATTGTCATAGCAAAATCACTACGTACCTCATCCCATTCTGCCTTACTTATTTGGGCACTTAGATTATACCAACGTATTTTTTTATTACTAGCTGGTATTACCTGATCATCTCCCTCGTCCTCACTTGGTTCAGTGGCACTTGTATATACCACTTTAAGTGCGTCTAACAAATAAGAACTTTGTGCCATAATTTGATTAATTGATTGTAATATAGGTGTAGTGCCTTGAAAAGTTATAGTGCGTTTTGTAGGATTAGGTGTACTTTTAACTCCAGCAACATCATTACTTTCACTTGTTGTTTTAGCTCCTGATCCTCCCCAACGATATTTGTCTAAGTCTGCTGGGTTTACTAAACTGGATTTCTTTAATACTTCTTCCATATCGCCGAGGTAACTAAATTTATATACATCAGGTTTACCTATACCATTACCAACTAAATCTTGTTGGTCTTTGTTAAGTTTTTCTTCTAATAATGTAAGTGCCTCATAAACATTTTCAGCTTCTAAGTTTGCTCCTAGATTAATCAATCCACGTTTTCTACCAAACGCCTCTTTTGTTGATATTGGGGCTGCCGTAATATCGTATACAACCATACTACCAGATATCTTAAATTTTAATTCTGTAAAAACTATATCATAAAAGTTTTCAAATACACCGCGTTCATTGGCATTATTGTCTATTGTCTTTCCAGCATCTTTACTGGTTACTACATTACCCTCTTTATCATATCCTAAAAATCTTATTCCTAATATATAAAATTGTCTAGTTGGATTTTGTAATCCTTTTTGTGTTCTACCAGTACTTGCCAAATATTCTTGTAATGCGTCTTGTGATTTTTTCAGATTGGTAATAAAACTAAAACCATATGGCTCATATATCTTAAATTTAATATTAGTTGTATTTGTGCTTGTTCCAGTATTTTTAGCATTAGTAGCAGTTTTAATTACTAAATCATCAATGTAATAATCAAATTTAAAACCAGGAGCACGCTTTTCGCCTTGTCCAATACCTCCACTCTGTGCTATTAAATAAACACCAGATGTTTGTTGAGCTCCTTCTCCTGAATCACCTGAATTAAGTGCGTAAATATTTCTTCTACCTGATATTACAAAAGCATCATATGCTTCAGGTGTAACCATATATAAACTTAAATTGTAAGTATAACTGGCGAATTGACTTAATGGATTGAATAATCTACGGCCTGGATTACTATCTGTAGCGTTGCTCGGTGCCTTAGTATTTGGACTATCATTTGATGTACCTGAACTATTTGTAGCACCTGTAGTGCTAGCATTTACTCCTGTTTGGTTAGGAGAAGGGTTATCGTCATTTGCTTGGTTCAATTCTCCGTAGTCTGCCATTTATATTCCTAATATTTGTTTTAATGTATCTAACTTAGGAACGTATATTTGTACACCAGAAATAAAATCAAAATAAGGATCTTTTCCAATACGGTTTGGGTTACGTTCAGCAAATACCCACCATAATCTACTATCTCCATACAAATCATATGCTAATAAATCAGGTCTATACTCATAAACTTTTGTGATTGTCATTAAAACATCACTTGGAATTTTAGGAATAGGTCTGTAATTCATAAAGTCCAAGAAATTACCATTGGTTACTGATGTGTCATAATATGGACTTGTTTGTGGATATAATGTATTAAGTGCCATTACCAAATGCCTCCTGTTGTACGTTTGCCACCTTGTAATAATTCTCCAGTAGCATAACGTTTCAGACTAAAGTTATCACTAATATCTTTTCTACTTACTATTGGTAAAGCACTTATACTAATTTGTATTTTGGTTGGTACATAAGTTGGTTCAATTGTGCCTGTTGGTTTTGTACTATTTTGAAACTGTGCTGGAGGCGTATTACCACCTGGCACAACTCCTGTTCCTTGTAATCTAAATGCCTTACTTGTTCCACTACTACTTTGATTTACACCAGGGGCTACAGTTGGGGTACTTGCTCTAATATAATCAACGTCAGTTGGTAAGTTGTATTGAAACGATGTAATGACAAGAGGATGTTCATTAAATTGAAAATTACCTAATCCAATCAAATAACATAATGGAGGAGGGGTGCCTGGCTTAGGATCTTGGTCTTTACCATAAAACATTTTTGTCACTGTTCTAAAAAAATGTATCACTGCTAAAACATAATTTGCCTCAAAAGTATCTTGTGCTGTAAAATCACATGTAATTTGTATTTGATCTACACTACTTGTTTGATATTGGTAAACTTTGTAATTGTTATGTGTTAAACTTGTTGAATCATATGTTGCCGAATAATTTACACTAATAGCTGGTGTATATGGAAATATCACACCATCAGTTGCTATTAATGGTTCTAATATTCCCTTATAACCAGGCTGTCTGTAAAGATAGTTGGCAGTTGGAGCTAATTTTAATCTTACACGCCAATCTTCTAACAAACCAAAATTTGTAGCATCTTGTAAGTCAGCTTGTGCCCTAGCACTATCAGTGGCACCTTGTATACCTCTTACATTACTACCTGCTCCAAATGGACTTATATCAGTATTAATACCTAACTCACCTAAAGCAGCATCAGTAGGTAAATCTGTATTAACTCCTAATTCACCTAAGTCAGCTACAGGATAAGGATCGTCATTAATTTGAGGTGGACTAAAACCATACGTTGGTTCAATATCTTCGGTTGCGGTGTCTGCTAAGAAAGCTTGATAAGCATCATCACCAGTTACTGGTTGGGGGCCTTCATTTTCTGCTTGAAGTTGTTCTTGTTGTAGTTGAAATTCTAAATCTTGTGCAGTTTGTGGGTCAGCATTAGCATCTATAATTGACTGGTCTGATTCAACAAGATTTATTGTTGGTTGAGGTAAAGTTGTTCCATTACCAGGACCACTGGTAGCAGGGGGTGTATTTGTACTTGTATTTGGTGCTCCTGAACTTGCGATAACCAGTTGTTCTGAAGCATAATTAAAATCACGTTGGGCAGCATTCAATTCATCACGTAATGCCTGTTCAGCATTTTGTGCCGGTTTAACAAAACTATTATAATATTCTCTGCGAGCATTTCTAGCAGCCTCATATTCAGCAACACGGGTTGGATCATCACGTAGTTGATTTTCAGTGGCAGATAATCCGTTAAATCGTTCATTTACTGATTTAAGGTTGGCTGTGGCGGTTCTTAATAAAGGCGTTATACTAGCAATATCTTGCTCTGCTTCACGTTTTACTGTAGCCCAATCATTTGCTGTTTGCTGGTTCGACATATTAAAGGTCCTATTATATATTTAGCTAAATAAATATAGCACTATTTTACCCAACACCAGCCCAAAAAGTTGCGTCCCAAGCAACTATATGTTATAATATTAAAAAATAAAGGATCTTATGAGTACCGCAAAAAAACCTGTCAACTACCTTAATAATAAGGACATTCTAAAAGAAATTCATTTAAGCAAAAATACTTACTGCTACTATACAAAACCCGATTATCATCAATACGATATCATTATTGATATGCCACAAGAAGATTTAGAAAAATCATTTAAATATTGTAGTAAACGTGATACAATCAAACAAGCAAAAGAAAATCGTGCTACTCGTTTATCAAATGAAACTGGTACAAAAATAGAACCAAAATCAATACCAACTACAGATTTAGTTTTTAGGGTAATGACATGGGAACATATCCCGGTCAGCCCAAAACAACCAAGAAAAACAGTAAAGAAAAAAACAGCAATTGATATCATGGAGTTTGAAGATATTGAAGAAGAAATCTTTATTGATTTAGAAGATCCCAGTACACAAAGTGAAATTGATGATATGGTACATATGAAAGTCAATTTCCCACCTTTCCAACATTATAAGATTGATGAAGAGGGTAGCTACGTATGTGTAGGTAAGAGTCATTGGACTGGTGGTATAAAACGTGGGCATTTTACTAAAGATCATGGAAACATTACAAATAAACTAGCTAAAATGTATATCATGCTATGTGAAAAATATGCTATGAAATATAATTGGCGTGGATATACATATAATGATGAAATGCGTAGCAGTGCCATTCTTCAATTGACTTATGTTGGTTTACGTTTTAATGAAGCTAAATCACAAAACCCTTTCGCATATTATACCGCAGCAATTACAAATAGTTTTTGCCGTGTATTGAATACAGAAAAACGCAATCAAAACATACGTGATGATATTTTAGAAATTAATGGGTTGAATCCTAGTTATTCACGTATGAACCAAGGTATGAATAAAACTTGGTTAGAAGAGGGTTAAAAATTAATCTCTTATATATTTCCACTCAGCAAATCTGATATGATGACTAGAACACCTTTTAGATACAGTACTAGGATCTAAGTTAAGATGGTAAGCAGCATCTTTTAATGATAAAAATTCTACATTATTAACACAAATTCTTTTAGTAGTTTTTTTACGATTTTTCATTTTATTTTGGTAATTAACATCTTTCCAAAGTTCTTTTCTTTTACTGGATTGTTCTTTTTTGTAATTAATATCAGCCCATAATTTTTTAGCGCCATCACTTGATTTCTTTTTATTTTCAGGTTTTGACATTTCAATTTTCAAAAAATGACTTCTTTTTTCTTTTAATATTTGGAACAATCTTGAATTAAATTTAAAATTTCTTTTGTGTTTGTTGGATGCCCATGAAATAAATGAATTTACTGCGTGAAGCATTTTAATTTTATTTTCTCCAAAAGTCATTTTTGTGAGAAGTATATGGCAAATGTAATGTTCCTTAGCTGTTAGAATTGCCAAATTAGTTTTATCATTGGTACCACCTAAACTTTTAGGAATAATGTGATGTTTTTCAGTATAACCTTCAAGATTTCTATTTTTACTTCTTTCAATTATCTTGTAATAGATAACTGTATATTTATTTTCTATAAATATCATTGCTGTGATTCCTTTCAAATCATAGAGAGGGTGGGTATTCCAGTACCGCGATCCTCAATGTTATTTATCTTTGGAAAAAATATTTCTTGACATACAACAAAAAAACATTTATACTGATTACTATGAATAATTTATTTAAAAAAACGGCAGTAATGACTGATCTTCATGTTGGTTTAAAAAGTAATAGTATTCAACATAACGAAGATTGTTTAAATTTTGTAATTTGGTTCGTTGATAAGGCAAAAGAATACCATTGTGATACTGCAATAATTTGCGGAGATTGGCATAATCATAGAGCAAGCATCAATATACATACATTGCATTATTCAATGCGTTGTTTGGAATTACTTAACAAATCATTTAGTAAAGTTTATTTTATAACAGGTAATCATGACATTTATTTTAGAGAGAAGCGTGATGTAAGTAGTGTTGAATGGGCAAATTACTTACCAAATGTTCATGTTATTAATGAGATATATACTGAAGGTGATGTTACATTGTGCCCATGGCTAATAGGTGATGAAATAAAAAAAATAAAAAAAATAAAATCAAAATATGTATTCGGTCATTTTGAACTTGGTAATTTTTATATGAATTCTCAAGTTATGATGCCAGAGCATGATAACTCAGTAAAAATAGATGATTTTTCAAATATTGAAAAAGCTTTTAGTGGACATTTTCATAAACGTCAAGCACGTAAAAATATTTGGTATATAGGCAATGCCTTCCCACATAATTATGCTGATGCTGGTGATGATGCTAGAGGTATGATGATATTAGAATGGGGAGAAGAACCAACTTTTCATAGTTGGCCACGTCAACCAGTATATCGTGTTCATAAATTAAGCGATATCTTAGAAAACCCAGAGGGCTTGCTATTAATTGATAGCCATGTTAGGGTACACCTTGACATTGATATAAGTTATGAGGAGGCAAATTTCTTGCGTGAAACATTTATTCCTGAACACAAATTGCGTGAAATGACATTAATACCAATGAAACTTGAAAATACCGACCAAGGTAATTTTGAAGGCCTTAAGTTTGAAAGCGTTGATCAAATTATTATTGATCAAATCAATGCGATTGAAAGTAAAGGCTTTGATAAAAAATTACTACTGGACATTTATAACAATCTATGATAACTCTTAAAAATATTACATTACGGAATTTTTTATCGATAGGACAGGTAACACAAGCAGTAAACTTTGATAGAAAAGAACTTACACTTATTCTAGGTGAGAACTTAGACTTAGGTGGTGATGGTGCTAGAAATGGAACAGGTAAAACCACACTAATTCAAGGGTTATGTTACGCATTGTTTGGTGTACCAATCAACAATATTAGAAAAGATAATCTTGTAAATCGTACTAATAGCAAGGGTATGTTAGTTACGCTTGAGTTTAATGTAAATGGCACCGACTATAAAATTGAACGTGGTCGTAAACCTAACATACTTAAATTTTATATTGATAATAAGCTACAGAAAAATACAGACGATGCCCAAGGTGAAAATAAAGAAACACAATCGTTTATAGAAAAAACTATTTCCATGACTAGTGATATGTTTAGACATATCGTAGCATTGAACACATATAACGAACCTTTCTTAGCACTAAAGTCAAATGAGCAACGTGCTATTATTGAACAATTACTTGGTATAACATTATTAAGTGAGAAAGCAGATATTATTAAAGATTTGTTAAGACAGACAAAGGATGATATCCAGCAAGAAGAATTTCGTGTAAAGGCTGTTGATGAAGCTAATAAGCGTGTCAAAGAACAAATTGAAAGTTTGAAACGTAGGCAAAAACTTTGGCAAAATAAACATGAACAAGATTTATTAGAATTGGCTACTGAGTTATCAAACTTATCTGAGATAGATATTGAAAGTGAATTACAGGCACATAAAGATTTGTTAGAATATACTAAACAAGTTAATCTTAAGTCTGCTTACGATCACAAAGTAAATCAACTACGAAAAGATATTTCTAAAGAAGACAAAGACCGTGAAACTTTAGATAAAGAAGTTAAGTCATTAAAAGATCATAAGTGTTATGCTTGTGGACATGAATTACATGACAAACAACATAGTAGTGTATTAAAAGACAAGACTAAACAACTTACAGAGTGTAAAAAATTATTAAAAGAGTATGAACATCAGCTAAATTCATTAGTTGATAATCCAGTTGTTGTAATGGATAAGCCTATCACACATTATGACACAGAAGCGGAGGCAGTTAAACATAGTAGTCAAATTGAAAACATTAGTAAAACGATTGATAACAAGATTAAAGAATCAGATCCATACTCAGAACAAATATCCGAGATGGAAAGTCAGGCGTTACAAGAAGTTAATTTCGACAAAATTAACCAACTGACAAAAGTTTCAGAACATCAGAAATTTTTGTTAGAGTTATTAACTAGCAAAGATAGTTTTGTTCGTAAAAAGATTATTGATCAAAATTTATCTTATTTAAATGCTAGATTGACGCATTACCTAGATAAGATTGGATTACCTCATCAAGTTGTTTTTAAGAATGACTTACAGGTTGAAATTACAGAATTAGGACGTGAGCTTGATTTTGATAATTTGAGCAGGGGTGAGCGTAATAGATTAATTTTAGGATTAAGTTTTGCGTTTAGAGATGTGTGGGAGAACCTATACGCTCCAGTAAACACATTGTTTATTGATGAATTAATAGACAGTGGGTTAGATACAATGGGCGTTGAAAATAGTATTGCTATATTAAAAGACATGAGCCGTCGCAGACACAAAAGTATATGGTTAGTAAGTCACCGTGAGGAACTTGCTGGGCGTGTACCAAATGTTTTAAAAGTCATAAAAGAGAACGGTTTTACATCATACAATACAACTGTGGATGTAGAATAATTTTTTGATGACATTTTATTTTAATATATAATACTATGCCTAGTCCACAGAAGAAAAAAGGCTCTAGTTTTGAGCGAGAAGTTGCGAAGTTTTTAACTGAAACTTATAATGAGAGTTTTATTAGAGCCCCAGGTAGTGGTGCTTATGTGGGAGGTAAGAACCAAGTCCGTAAAGAATTATTACACGAAGGACAGGTTCGATCTTTTAAGGGAGACATTGTGCCTGGACAAAGTTTCCCTCTTTTTAACGCAGAGTGCAAAAGTTATGCTGACTTTCCATTTCACCTAGTACTTTTAGGTGATTGTAAATTACTAAATAATTGGATTGATCAGTTAATGACTGTAAGCGAAAGTAATGACTTAAACATATTGTTTATGAAGTTTAATCGCAAAGGTCGTTTTGTAGCAGTACAATGTGGTCTTACTTGGATCACAGATAACTTTATGTATTATTCAACAACAAAATATGGTGATTGGCTCATACTTGAATTTGATGACTTTTTCAAAAACAACAAAGACCTTCTTAAAAAATATTCAGCAACTATTGACACCAAGTCAGAATCAAAACAAAACATACTAAGTATTAACATTTAAAAATTTGTTTGGTCGAAGTCTTCGACCCTCCTTGAGGAAGTACAGATAGTGCTGTGCCGACGGAACTGGAGTAGGGGGATATCCTCAATATACCGAGAGTGCAATCGACAAAGCGAACACTCAACAAGCCTATAACTATTTTGTCTTGATGTTATAGGATGTGCGTTGCCGAAGAGGTGTCATAACTGACATTAGCTTCACTACAGGCCATAAACTTTACAGGGCAACCGGTAGGATACATAAGCAGTAAGGCTGTATGTATGGGCAAAGACAACATGGATTGACGGGCATGGCAAGTCAACTTGGTAGTGCTGAATAGCACTACCATGGACATCCTAGCGGCAAGTAATCTCCTTGTAAAGTTAAGTCCGAACGTAGTGAAGGACTTAGACGAACGAAGTTCGTCTTTAAAAGTAAGGCAATCCCGTCTTTTTAGTTGTTTCTAAATTAGATTCAATGAGTTTGGTTATACTTTCTCTTTCAAAAGGACTCATATTAAGAATATCAGTATAACTAATACCACCTCTCATATACCAACATAATTTTATAGCATTTTCCTTTATGGATTTTGCCTCATTTTCAAATCCATCTATAAGCTTCTGAATATCTTGTGGCTTACTATTCAGAAGCTTTACCCGAAAAAATCAGTAACGTTCAATGATAAACCTTGTTCATATTCATGACTACAGTTTACACATTTAATTTTCATTGGTTTAATTTCGCTATGTTTTCTTAAATTTATTCCATGGTCACGTATTTTATCAAATGTTTTCTTTTCTACATTGGTGACGTATTCATAGATAAAATCTCTATTATTAATAACTTCGGTTGGAGTTTGAATGTATTCAATATTTTCTGCTACCAATTGGAAAGTTGTCATATTCAACTTTTTCATAGTTTCACTTGACTTCTTCATTTTTTCTTGTTCATCAGTAATTTCACTTATACGATTAATTTCAATTTGTATATCAAATTGTTTCATATTGGTATCATTAACTGTTTTATATTTTAAGGGTTTAAATTTAAACTTTAGTTCGTCAATCTGTAGTGGTTGTTCGTAATTTCCAGGCTCCAATGAACCTAATAATCTAACTAAATTAATCCCATACTTTCCTATATTATTACAACTTGGGCATTGACTTTCAATTTCCATTTCATTACCTAATGTAGCCGAACGTATTGCTATCATTAGTGGGTCAATATCAATACTAGGAATTTGCCATGGATCTTTAATATTAGGAACACAGCTTTTTATAATGTCTACAATAGCGGATCCATTAAATAACATATCCGGTGTTTTACTTGTAATCTCATCAACAGCAGTCATTGGATAAACTGGCAATTCTCCAGTCACTGGCATATCAATACTATCTGGTGGATAGAATTTACCTTGGCTTGGTAGTTTTACGGTAATGGAAGCACGACGAAAATATTGCTTTAATGGGTTAATCATTATATCTCCTGAATATGGATATTTGTATGCGATAAATACATAGAATATTTATAAACCCTAAAAATGGCTGAAAATTTAGACCCCAATACTATTAATGAATTAAATCAACGATTCAGTGAGTTAACCAACACTAGTAGTAGTCTTGGTAGTAGTTTTACCTCAACTAAAACTCAAAGTGATAAATTAGGTGAAGCCTTTGGCAAATTAACAAAGCAAGTTAACAAACTTGGTCAAGATGACAAAGAATTAACACAAAAATCTACTGAAGCAGAAAAAAAGGCACTCGATGCGACAGAAAAGCGCACGAAAGCAGAAGAAGATGCTACTAAGGTAGTATTAGACAATGCCAAGAAACAGGGTGACATAGCTAGGGGGATAATGAATTCGTCCTCAGGTGTTGACGGTGCCTTAAGTGTTATGCAAGACAGGTTAACACAGTTAGCTGGAGGTGGTATTGGTGCAACTGTAGCATTACAAGGATTGAGAGTTATAGTAGATGGTGGTATCACGGTTTTAAAGGCAGCATATGATGCTCAGGTAAATTACACAAAAAGTTTATTAGCAGGAGAACGTGGTCAACAACTTGTAGCAAAACAATCAGAGCAAGTAGGAAAGGCATTTAATAGTGTAATTGATCAACTTGGAAATTTTGCGATAGGCTTGGGTGCTGTTATGGCAGTGATGGGTGGCCCAGTTGGATTGGCATTTGGAGCCTTAACTGCTATTTTAGGAGTAGGGGCTAAGGCATATGCTAAAGCAAGTGACACAGCACTAGAATTTGCCACACAAGTAGCAGGACTTAAGGATAAATTATTCCAAGGATTTAATGAATTAGGCAAAGCCAGCATGATTGGTGCTGGTGGTATGACAGAACTACAAAGACAATTAAATGAACTTGGTCTGACGATGGCTGAAGTAAGTGAGTTCACAGGTCTTGTCAAAGGAGCAGGTAAAGAATTAAAATTATTAGGTGCTAGTACAAGTGAAGGGTTAAAAAGTTTTGTAAAAAATGCGGGCACGTTAATTAAAAGTGATTTGGGTAGAACATTAGAAACAATGGGTATCACTGCTGCTGATCAGCGTGAAAGCATGATTTCTTTCTTAACAACTGAGGCACGTTTAGGTAAAGCAAGAATTACTGACCAAGAAAAGTTAAACAAATCAGCTTTTAATTATATCATTGAAATGGATAAGCTTGCTGAATTAACAGGAGCTACAAGAAAAGAACAAGAAGAGGCACGTAATCAAATACTAGCAATTGAAGAATTACGTGCTGCTATGTTAGATGAACAAGACGCTGTTGAGAAAGAAAAATTAGAAAGAGCATTAAAAAATGCTGAATCTTTGTATGCTGCTGGTGCTAAAGGAATGGCAGCTGGAGTAGCAAAATATTTTGCTGCTGGTGAAGCAATGACAAGTCCTGAAGCAGTAAAAACATTTCAAAGTGCTCCACAATTATTGGATCGAATTAGTAAAGGGCAAGGAACTGTAGCAGAAAATATGGTATTAGCAGCTACAGAAATGAAAGATCAAGCAAAACAATTTGCTAGTGTAGGTAGACTTAATGCTGATGCTGTGAAAAGTGTTATGGCAGAGGGCTTTGGAACAGCAAGCGATTTTTATTTACGATTGAAAGATGCCCCGGAACAAGCCAAAAAAATGGGCTTAAGTTTAGATGATTATCTAAAACAACAACGTGAAGTTGTAGATAAGCAAACTATAACACAAGTTGATTTGGTAAGAAGTCAACGTGAAGATGCTATAAGAAATGAAAATTCAGCAGGAACTTTGTCACATGCTTCAGATCAATTTGGAAAAGCTGTAGATAAATTTGGTGAAATAACAGGAGCTTACGGTAAAACTTTTGGTGCTACAGCAGGCGCAATAATGACCGACCCTAATAAGGCACTAGAGCAACAAAAACAAAAAGATCCAAAACTTGCTGAAAAAGAAGCCGAACTAATGAAAAAAGCAGATTTGGTTGATAAGGCTCAAATTTATGCTGCTAAAGGTATAGAGGGTATTGGAACATTATTAGGTAAAGGATTAAGTGCGGTTGGTCTTGAAGGAGCAGGATCTAGAGTTCAGGCAATGGCAGGAGCAGCAAAAGAAGAAAGAATAGCAAATATGGGCGCTGAAGTTAGAAAGCGTGAAGGAGATCCGCTGGCAGGACTAAATTTCGGTGGTAAACGTGAAGAAAGAACAGGTGGCGGAGAAGCTGATCCTAACTTAATTGCTATGGCTCATAAAATTAATGAAACATTTCCTGGTGTTGTAATTACCTCACTAAACGATAAATTTCACCAAGAAAAAAGAAAAACAAGTAAGCACACTATAGGAAAGGCTCTTGATTTTGCTATGAATCCGCCTCCTAAAGATGCTAGAGAGGCAGAAGAAATAAGACAACAACTCATGGGTATGGGTGCTAATAAGGTATTGGATGAATACTTTGCTCATAAAACAGCTAAAACAACAGGTGGACATTTTCACGTTGAAATCGCACATAATGGTGGATACTTTAAAAGCAGCTTAGGTGATTTTCCAGTATTACTTAAAAATGATGAGTACGTATTAACCAATCAAATGGTTGAAAATTTGAAAAGTAAACTTGAAGATAATGTAACCAAAAGTCCAATAGAAAGTGTGTTCCCTGAGGCAATATCACCAGCAACTTCGACTAAAAATACTGAAATGGGTGATCTAATGAGTATGTTTATCAAATCACAAGAACAACTAAGTGATAAATTAGATACCATGATTACTGTATTAGAATCAGGAGTGTCACTACAGGATAAGTTAGTTAAGTATGCGAGAACTTAAACTAAATATAACAGAGATAATATAATGACTTATAAAAAGAAATTTTTAAACCGTAGTGGCGTATCAAGTCCAATCAGTGGAGCTAATAGCAATAATGGTGCTTGGAATGGAATTGGACAAAATAGTATGCCAACTGGTGGATATAACAACACAGAGTTTGGTTATAAAAATTATATGAGTCGTTTGCCTGAAGTTTATACAGGGCACCCAAATCGTATTGAACGTTATAATCAGTACGAAATGATGGATGTTGATGCTGAAATTAATGCTTGCTTAGATATTATTTCAGAATTTTCTACACAACGTAATGAACACAATAAAACTCCATTTGCGTTTGAGTTTAAAGACGATCCTACTCCGCATGAAGTAGAACTATTAAAAACTCAATTACAGCAATGGTGTAAATTAAATGAATTTGATAATCGTATCTTTAAAATATTTCGTAATGTAGTAAAATATGGAGATCAGGTATTTGTTCGTGATCCTGAAAACTTTAAACTATATTGGGTAGATATGGTCAAAGTTATTAAAGTTATTGTGAATGAAAGTGAAGGTAAAAAACCTGAACAGTATGTTCTTAAAGATATTAACATAAACTTACAAAATCTTAGCGTAGCACAAAAAACTAATACAGACTTTGCTGCGAACCCGGCAACTGGATTAGGTGGTACAGGAGGTGGAACAAATACACCGTATACCGTTCCAGCTATGCCATATAATACAACAGGTAGTAGATTTACATTGGGACAAAGTGAAAGCGCAATTGATGCTAAACATATTGTTCATTTAAGTTTAACAGAAGGATTAGATAGATTTTGGCCTTTTGGTCAAAGTATATTGGAAAACATTTTTAAAGTATACAAGCAAAAAGAATTATTAGAAGATGCTGTATTAATTTATCGTGTTCAACGTGCGCCTGAACGTAGAATGTTTAAAATTGATGTTGGTAATATGCCAAGTCACATGGCTATGGCTTTTGTAGAACGTATAAAAAATGAAATACACCAACGTAGAATACCAAGTTTATATGGTGGACAAAGTATTGTAGATGCTACATATAATCCACTTAGTATGAATGAAGATTATTTTTTCCCTGTTACTGCCGAAGGTCGTGGAAGTAGTGTAGAAGTATTACCAGGTGGACAAAACTTAGGCGAGATTGATGACTTAAAATACTTTAACAATCGTTTAGCTCGTGGTTTGCGTGTTCCTAGTAGTTATTTGCCAACTGGCCCAGATGATAATACCACACCATTAAGTGATGGTCGTGTTGGCACAGCTATGATACAAGAGTTTCGTTTTAATCAATATTGCGAAAGATTGCAAAGTTATTTGGCAATGAAATTGGATGAAGAATTTAAATTGTTCTTACGTTGGAGAGGTTTGAATATTGATAGTGGATTGTTTAATTTAGTTTTTAATCCACCACAAAACTTTGCTGCTTATCGTCAAAGTGAATTAGATACAGCAAGAGTAAGTACATTTGCTACAATGGAAGCATTTCCATATATGAGTAAACGTTTTGCTTTAGAAAGATTTTTAGGATTAACAGAGGAAGAAATTACAAGAAACGAAAAATTATGGCAGGAAGAAAATAATAAAGCACCTGTTGATACTCCAAGTGGTACTGATATTCGTGGTGTTGGAGTAAGCAGTGGAGATATTGAAGCTGATTTACAAACTGGAGAAGAATTAGAAGCACCTCCTGAAGAAGCTGGTCCAGAGGTAGCAGGGCCTGTAGGAACAGCACCTGTGGGAAGTCCAGCACCAGCACCAGCACCAGCGGCACCGGCAGCAGCACCAGCATAAAGATAAATAAACTTATGCACTTAAATGAAATGTTTGATCCCCCAATCTCTGGTTATCAGGATATTAAGAATGATAACAGTAGACCAATGTGGAAAATGAGTAGAAAAACTAAATTTACTCTAAAACAAATACGCAAAATGCGTAAGATGTTAGATGTTCGCAACTTTGAAAAAAAAGAATATTTAAAGAAAGTGCGTGATCAATATGGGGCAAAACCAGAGCAAGCAGCTGGCGCTCCAAGTCTATAATTAATAATCTTACCAAAAACGCAAAAAATCAGCACATTTAGAGCTATTTTTTGGCATACGCACTAAATAAATCTACAAAGCCATTTTACATCAGGAGATATTCATAATGGATAACAAAAAATTTGAACAACTTATTGATTTAATTATCAATGAGAACGAAGAACAGGCTAAGCAATTATTTCACGAAATAATTGTTGAAAAGAGCCGCGAGATTTATGAGTCTATCATGGACGAAGAAATGATGGATGAATCAATGCACGGTGACATGGATGAAGGAATGGTTGGCGAAGTTGGCGAACTATTAGATGAAATCGGTGCTGAAGAAGAAGGTCAAGAAATGTCAGAAGATGAAGACGAAGATATTGAGATTGACGATGAAGAAGAAGTTGAGTTAATGCCTGGTGATGAAGAAGACGATGGCATGGACGGCGAAGACTTAGAAGACCGTGTCGGTGATCTTGAAGAAAAAACCGATGAGTTAGAAAGACTAATGGCCGAGTTCCAAGCAGAAATGGGCGGCAGTGATGATATGGAAATAGGTGATGAAGAAGAAATGGGCGCTGAAGAAGAGGAAGCCATGATGGAAGCTGTACAGTTACAAAAAGTAAGTGTAACACATGGCGACAATGGCGTTCAAACAAGAAGCCCAGGATTACAAAACAGTGGACAAGCAGGAATGGACAGCAAGCCAGTAAAATTTAGTGGTGCTGCTGAAAGTGTTCCAACAGGTCCAAAAGGCCCAAGCAATGCTTATGCTAAGGGTGAAACAAGTGTAAAGGGAGCTGGTAACTTTAAGAATAGTCCAGGCAAGGACAATTTCAAAGAGAAAGGTGATTCAACACCAAAGCCAGTAAGTAAAGACGGTGCTGCGTATGATCGTAGCCCAGTAGCTAAAAGTTAAGGAACTGAGAACAAATGGCTTTGTTACTCAAAGAGCACTTAACGTTCGATAGAGCGAGTATGGTCGTTGAATCTGTCTCCGAGCAGGGAGGCGACCTGAAGACCCTCTATATGAAGGGTATCTTCATTCAGGGTGGGGTAAAGAACGCTAATGAGCGTGTTTACCCTGTTTCTGAAATTGAAAATGCCGTTGAGACCCTTAACAAACAAATTAGCGAAGGTTACTCAGTTTTAGGGGAAGTAGATCACCCTGACGATCTAAAGATTAACTTGGATCGTGTATCTCATATGATAACAAGTATGTGGATGGACGGGCCAAATGGTTTCGGTAAACTTAAAATATTGCCAACTCCAATGGGTCAGTTAGTAAAGACTATGTTGGAAAGTGGTGTTAAATTAGGTGTCTCAAGTCGTGGTAGTGGTAATGTTAACGATTTGGATGGCCGTGTCAGTGATTTTGAAATTATCACTGTCGATATCGTTGCTCAACCAAGCGCACCAAATGCGTATCCAAAGGCAATTTACGAAGGTGTTATGAACATGAAGTATGGTCATAAGGCATTAGAAATTGGCAAGGAAGTGAAGGGCAACAAAAAAGTAGAAAAGTACTTGAAAGAGGAAGTAATGCGCCTCATCAAGGACCTCAAAATCAATTAAAGGGGAAAAAAGCATGTTTGATGCTATCAAGCCATTACTTGAAAGCGGTTTAATTAAAGAGGATGTAGCCCAAGAACTAAACGAAGCTTGGACTCATAAACTTAACGAAGCTCGTGAACAAGTACGTGCGGAACTACGTGAAGAATTCGCACAACGTTATGAACATGATCGTAGCGTGATGGTTGAAGCCCTAGATAAGATGATTACAGAAAATCTACATACAGAAATTGCTGAATTCAACGAAGAACGTAAATCACTAAGTGAGGAACGTGTTCGTGCCAAAGTTCAGTTAACAGAAAATGCTAGAAAATTCAATGACTTTATGGTTACTAAATTAGCTGAAGAAATCCGTGAACTACGCACAGATCGCAAAGCTCAGATGGAAAACCAACAAAAGTTAGAGAAGTTTGTAGTTCACGCATTGGCCCGCGAAATTAAAGAATTCGCTCAGGATAAGCGTGCTGTAGTAGAAGCAAAAGTTAAACTAATCAGCGAAGGCAGAGCAAAACTAGAAGAATTAAAAGCTAAGTTTGTTAACGAATCTGCTGGTAAGATTAATAATATTGTAACTTCACATCTAAAAGGTGAACTATCACAGTTGAAGGAAGACATTAAGCTAGCCAAAGAAAATAACTTTGGACGTAAACTTTTCGAAGCCTTTGCTAGTGAATTTAGTGTAACTTATTTAAACGATAAGGCAGAAACACGTAAATTGCTAACAAAGTTATCAGAAAAAGAACAACAACTAGCTGAATCGCAACAAGTAATCAGCCAAGCTAAAAAATTGGTTGAGAGCAAAGAGCGTGAAGTCCGTATTATTAAAGAGTCAACCGAAAGAAAAGAAGTAATGACAAAATTATTATCTACTTTGAATAAGGAAAAGGCTACAGTAATGCAGGACTTACTAGAAAGCGTACAGACACCAAAATTGAAAGTCGCTTTCGACAAGTATTTACCAGCAGTTTTAAACTCAGGTACAGAAACAAAACCTGCCACAAAACAGGCTTTATCTGAATCAAAAGTTGTAACAGAAGTAACTGGTAATAAATCTGCCAAGATTGAAGTAAAAGAAGAATTCGAAGGACGTGATAACGTTATCGATATTAAGCGTTTGGCAGGGCTTTAATTTATAGACATAATTAGGAGAAAATATAAATGTCAAAAGTACTCTTAGAAAGCCGTTGGGACGAGACAAAAGACGCCCTGCTAGAAGGCTTAAAAGGAACTCGTCGTTCAACAATGGGTGTTATTCTAGAAAACACTCGCAAATCACTACTACAAGAAAGTAGCGCAGGCACAACTACAGCAGGTAACATCGCTACACTAAACCGTGTGATTCTACCAGTAATCCGTCGTGTGATGCCAACTGTTATTGCTAATGAATTAGTTGGTGTTCAGCCAATGACAGGACCAGTTGGTCAAATTCATACACTACGTGTTCGCTATGCTCAGTCATTGACTGATACATCAGCAGCAGCAACAAGTGTTACAGCAGGTGAAGAAGCATTGAGCCCATTCAAAATTGCTCAGGCTTATTCTCGTGTCGCTTCAAGCACAACAAGCACAGATGCTTATACAGCAAATAACACAGCGGTACTAGAAGGTAACGGTGGTAAACAAATCAGCGTTCAAATTCTACGTCAAGCTGTTGAAGCTAAATCACGTAAGCTACAAGCACGTTGGACATTCGAAGCCGCGCAAGACGCACAAAGTCAGCATGGTATCGACGTAGAAGCAGAAATCATGGCAGCTCTAGCACAAGAAATTACTGCTGAAATTGACCAAGAAATTCTACTTTCACTACGCACACTAGCAAGCACAGAGTTTACATATAACCAAGCTACAGTATCAGGTACAGCTACATACGTTGGTGACGAACACGCTGCTCTAGCAGTTCTAATCAATCGTGTCGCTAACCTAATCGCACAACGCACACGTCGTGGTGCTGGTAACTGGGCAGTTGTATCAAGCGCAAGCTTAACTGTTCTACAAAGCGCAACAACATCAGCATTCGCACGTACCACAGAAGGTACATTCGAAGCTCCAACAAATACCAAGTTTGTAGGAACATTGAATGGCGCAATGCGTGTTTTCGTAGACAGCTATGCTCCTGATACACAGGCTGTATTAGTTGGTTACAAAGGTTCAAGTGAGACAGATGCAGCAGCATTCTATTGCCCATACATTCCATTGATGAGCAGCGGTGTTGTTCTAGATCCAACTACATTCGAACCAGTAGTTAGCTTTATGACCAGGTATGGCTACATTGAGCTTACGAATACTGCAAGTTCGTTTGGCAATGCGGCGGATTACGTTGGTGAAATTGCCGTGCAGAACCTTACGTTTCAGTGAAATCAAGTATTTACAAGATTTTTTGAAAGTAATTTCGCAAACAAAATTGGGCACTTTGGTGCCCTTTTTTGTTCTTACATAAAGTAAAGCTAGATATTAAGTTTGTACCCAATATCTAAATACTAGATGTACGAAATATTATATACATTAGTAGCAACGCATATAACAATTATCTGTGTGACATTATTTTTACATCGTGGACAAGCACATAGAGCTATAGAATTTAATTATATCTTAAGTCATTTTATGAGATTTTGGTTATGGTTGACCACTGGAATGATTACTAAAGAATGGGTAGCTGTTCATAGAAAGCACCATCGTTATTGTGAACGTGAAGGAGATCCACATAGTCCTCATGTATATGGGATAATGAATGTATTATTTCGTGGTGCTTGGCTATATACTAATGCCACGAAAGATGTTAAAATGATACAACAATATGGAGTTGGTACTCCTGATGATTGGATAGAAAGAAATCTTTATAGCAAGTATGAATTTCACGGAGTATTATTATTACTTGTACTTAATACCATATTTTTTCATGGTTGGGGTATTGTTATATGGCTTATTCAAATGGCTTGGATACCATTTTGGGCTGCGGGAGTTATCAATGGTCTTGGGCACTGGTTTGGTTACCGCAATACTAATACTAATGACAAATCACGAAATATTATTCCGTTTGGTTTTATTATAGGTGGTGAAGAATTGCATAACAATCACCATGAAAACCCAGCTAGTCCAAAATTAAGTTCAAAATGGTTTGAGATTGACATAGGTTATAAGTATCTCAAGTTATTTGAATTTTTAAAATTAGCTAAAACCAAATCGTTAAATCAGTATCAACCGTAATATCCAATATTGATTTATTTTTTTGTCGTACCTTTTTGTTATGCAATCTGCTACAATTAGCACAAAGTGTTTTTACATTATTCTTTTCTTTATTACCTGTGTTGCCATCTTTATAAACAATATCTAATTGACACATATCAATAGGAACAAATCCACATTTTTCGCACTTATTCTTTTTATTTAGTTTAAAACCATTCTTTTTGTTGTATGCCGCCTTGCTACAAGTGTTACAGTACTTGTGCCATTTAGTGAAACCATGCTTACTTTTGCCGTTAGATTTAACTAAACTAACGTGGCATGATTCACACAATCGTCTTGTAGGTTGTTGATAAAGCATAATATATTTATCGAAAAAAAGATACCAAGGGTGACTTATTCATAAAAATATGTTTACCGATTAGTATAAATATAGTATAAGGGATAATACTATATGTCAGCCGAAAAGTTTAATAGTGTAGGTGGTTATTCTGCTGGAATACCAGCCGTAGATGTTGTAGATGCTAATGGAAACGTTGTTACAAACGTTAATACATCAGGTAATGTAACAGCTAATAATATCTATGGTAATAATTATTATTTTAGTAATGGTCAACCATTAACAACTACACCAGCAGGGGCAAATTCTCAAGTTCAATTTAATAATAATGGTCAATTTGGAGCAAGTTCAAACCTTACCTTTACCTCTACTACAGGTACACTAACAGCATTAAATTTAACAACAACAGGAAATGTTAATTTAGGTGATGTAAGCAATGTACATATTAGTGGCGGAGCTAATGGTTACTTTTTGGCAACAGATGGCAATGGTAATCTGACATGGACACAAGATGGTAGTTTACAGGGTATACAGGGTATACAAGGAAGTAGGGGATTACAAGGTGTACAAGGACTTCAAGGCTCACAAGGACTTCAAGGTGTACAAGGTATAGCAGGACAATTCGCTGGTCAAGGCGTACAGGGTATTCAGGGTACACAAGGTAATCAAGGTTTACAAGGTTTAGCTGGTGAATATGCAGCACAAGGTATACAAGGCTTACAAGGGACAGCAGGATCACAAGGTACTCAAGGCATCAGAGGTGATACCTATATTACAACAAGTAATTCTACACTTACAATAAGTTTAGGAAACAAAACATTAATTGTAGCAACCAATTTAGCTTATAGCTTAAATCAGGATGTTGTTATTGCTTATGACTTTACCAATGATATGAATGGTAGAGTTGTAAGTTATGATCCAGCTACAGGTGTATTAGTTGTAAACGTTTTAGAAACTGAAGGTTCAGGAACATATTCTAGTTGGACAGTTAACTTAGATGGTGCTATTGGAGTACAAGGTGTTCAAGGTACACAAGGTGTACAAGGTTTACAAGGGACACAAGGTGTTCAAGGTCTACAAGGCACTCAAGGTCTACAGGGCACACAAGGATTACAAGGAGTTCAAGGTACACAGGGTCTACAAGGAATTCAAGGACTACAAGGTACACAGGGTCTACAAGGAGTTCAGGGTGTACAAGGTACGCAAGGAGTTCAGGGTACACAAGGACTACAAGGAACACAAGGGTTACAAGGTACACAAGGACTACAAGGTACGCAGGGATCGCAAGGTGTTCAGGGGATTCAAGGTACGCAGGGAACACAAGGACTACAAGGGACACAAGGTCTTCAAGGGACACAAGGTATACAGGGTGATTTAGGTATACAAGGGACACAAGGTGTACAAGGACTACAAGGCACACAAGGACTTCAAGGAACACAAGGTATACAGGGTGATTTAGGTCTACAAGGCACACAAGGACTACAAGGAACACAAGGTCTTCAAGGAACACAAGGTATACAGGGTGATTTAGGTATACAAGGAACTCAAGGACTACAAGGCACACAGGGACTACAAGGAACACAAGGTATACAGGGTGATTTAGGTATACAAGGAACTCAAGGACTTCAGGGAACGCAAGGACTACAAGGAACACAAGGTCCACAAGGAACGCAAGGAGTCTTGGGTCTACAAGGTACGCAAGGACTTCAGGGGACACAAGGACTTCAAGGCACACAAGGTCTACAAGGTGATTTAGGTGTACAAGGAACACAAGGACTTCAAGGAACACAAGGTGTACAAGGAACACAAGGACTTCAAGGAACACAGGGGCTACAGGGTGTACAAGGCACACAAGGACTACAAGGAACACAAGGACTACAAGGAACACAGGGGCTACAGGGTGTTCAGGGTCTACAGGGTGATTTAGGTCTACAAGGCACACAAGGACTACAAGGAACACAAGGTCTACAAGGCACGCAAGGTCTACAAGGCACGATAGGGCTACAGGGTGTTCAAGGAACACTAGGTTTACAAGGAATTCAAGGCACACAAGGATTACAAGGTACACAAGGATTACAAGGTACACAAGGATTACAAGGTGACTTAGGTATACAAGGAACACAGGGTATACAAGGTATAGATGGGTTACAAGGTACTCAAGGTATACAAGGGCTTGATGGTGCTTATGCTGCTCAGGGTATCCAAGGTTTACAAGGTACACAAGGACTTCAAGGTTCACAAGGGTTAGGATTACAAGGTCTACAAGGCACACAAGGGATACAAGGTGAAGGTATTCAAGGCACTCAAGGCATACAGGGTCTTGATGGTGCTTATGCTGCTCAGGGTATTCAAGGTTTACAAGGTGCTCAAGGTGATAAAGGTGGTATACCTTATTACTTTAGTACCAACACATCTATGGTTGATCCTGGATCAGGTTATGTAAGATTTAATAATGGCACAATATCAAGTGTTACATCTATTGCTATTGATGACTTAGGGGCTTCAGGTATAAATTTTGCTAATTGGATTAACACTTGGGATAACTCTGACAGCACAGTTAAAGGTTATATTACGTTTTTAGCAAACGATAATAATAGTAATGTAACAAGCATCTTTGCTATTTCTGCTGTATCAACAAATGTAGGTTGGTCACAATTGACTGTAAGTTATGTAAGTGGTATTACGCCATCGAATGACCAATTGTTAACTATTACATTTGATAGAACAGGAGATAAAGGCCTACAAGGACTTCAAGGCTTACAAGGTGTACAAGGAACTCAAGGTGTTCAGGGCCCATTGCCTGCTATTGGTGGTAGTAACACACAAATACAATATAATAACAACGGACTGTTAGCCGGTTACAGTGAGTTCATTTTTGATAATACAAGTAATACAGTAGTAGTAGGTGGAAATGGTAAATTTAATGTGTCAGGACGAATTAGTAGTAATTTAATACCTGATGCCAATCTCACATATAATTTGGGATCTTCGTCTAATGTTTGGAGTAACCTAAATGTTAATAACTTAAAGGTTACAGGAAATGTGACAGGAAGTTTAATTCCTGATACTGACATCATTTACGATTTAGGTTCTGCTACAAACCGTTGGAGAGATTTATATCTATCAAACGCAACAATTTATGTAGGTAATGCTACAATTAGTAGTCCTGACGGTAATAATATTAGTTTGTCAAGTCCTGATGGTGCTAGTATCACAATTGGTAATACAGTTCAAATTAGTGGTTTAAGTGCTAATACTTTACAAGTTCAAGGAACAGGTCAGGCAGCACAATATCTGTTTTATGGTGATGGCAATACAATTAATACTGCTACAATAGGAAACAATTTTTCTACCCAAACAACAGATTATGGTTCTACTCCTCTATACGTAAATTATGTAAAAGCAAATGGAACTATTGAAAGCCCAACTCCGGTAACAAGCTTTTCTACAATATATGGTCAAAGACATTATGTTTACACAGGTAACAATTATTATGCCTTAGCAGGTCAAGTTAGATTAACTGCTCCAAGTGCCTCGACTACAGCATTTAGACAGCCTTGGACACCATGGATGCCAGGCACTTTTCAAATTGTTACTGGTAACCCAAATGGTAATGTAACAGCGAATAATACTTCTACAAATAATCAAAACTTATACAGCTTTGACCAACACTCACGTTTACAAATGACACTAGGTGCTTGGACAGGAACAACACCAGGTATTAATAATATTGTATTTGGAAATGCTGCTACAAACGCTGCGTTTTGGTATATTGAAAGACGTAGAGGGGATAGAGACGGCGCATTACCTGTACAAGCAGGAGATAGAATTGGTAGTATGACCTTCCAAGCATTTAATGGGACAACAGGACGTGAAGGTGCTACTATTATTGCTAGTGTAACAAGTAATGCTACAATATCATCAAGTAATACAGTTGCTACTGATTTTGAATTTAGAACAACTTTAGGTAACTTAAACCTTGTCTCTGTTTATGCTAATGGAAATGTAAATCCAACGGGAAATGTTTATGTTGGTAGAAATGCTGGAGATTCAGGATTAGTTGCTAATACAATATGGGCAAATAACTTTTATGCCATTCAAGGAATACAAGGAGTACAGGGAGTATTCTCTGGAAATGTCACTGCTAACTATTACTTAGGTAATGGTGCTTTCTTAACAGGGTTACCAAGTGGCACAGGCATTAGTAATGGAACAAGCAATGTAACTATACCAAATGCTGATGGTAATGTAACAATTAGTGTACAGGGTGTGAGTAATGTAGGAGTATTTTCTACTCAGGGATTACAAGTAGGTGGTGCAGGTAATGTATATGCTCAATACTTCATTGGTAGTGCTCAGTATCTTACAGATTTAGGTAATTTGCAAGGACTTCAAGGCATCCAAGGATTACAAGGCATCCAAGGTACACAAGGAACACAAGGTCTACAAGGTGATTTAGGACTTCAAGGTACACAAGGTGTACAGGGCGTTCAAGGAGTACAAGGTACACAGGGCTTACAAGGAATACAGGGTACTCAAGGTCTACAGGGATTACAAGGAACACAAGGTGTTCAAGGTACACAAGGTGCACAGGGTCTACAGGGATTACAAGGAGTACAAGGTACTCAAGGTACTCAGGGCTTACAAGGTGTTCAAGGGCTACAAGGATTACAAGGTACACAGGGTACACAGGGTCTACAAGGAACTCAAGGAGTACAGGGTACACAGGGCTTACAAGGAACACAAGGCGTTCAGGGTCTACAGGGTCTACAAGGAACGCAAGGAGTACAGGGTACACAGGGCTTACAAGGAACACAAGGTGTTCAAGGTGTTCAAGGTCTACAAGGAACACAAGGCGTTCAGGGTCTACAGGGTCTACAAGGAACTCAAGGAGTACAGGGTACACAGGGCTTACAAGGAACACAAGGTGTTCAAGGTGTTCAAGGTGTTCAAGGTCTACAAGGTTTACAAGGAACACAGGGCACTCAAGGCTTACAAGGAACGCAAGGAGTTCAAGGACTACAGGGTACACAAGGACTTCAGGGTCTACAAGGAACACAAGGAGTTCAAGGTCTACAGGGACTACAAGGAATACAAGGAATACAAGGAACACAAGGTCTACAGGGCTTACAAGGCACACAAGGACTACAAGGTCTACAAGGTCTACAAGGAACACAGGGTACACAAGGACTTCAGGGTCTACAAGGAACACAAGGAGTTCAAGGTCTACAGGGATTACAAGGAACACAAGGAGTTCAAGGTCTACAGGGATTACAAGGCCTACAGGGCTTACAAGGAACACAAGGAGTTCAAGGTCTACAGGGCTTACAAGGCACACAAGGACTACAAGGTCTACAAGGAACACAAGGAGTTCAAGGTCTACAGGGATTACAAGGAACACAAGGTCTACAAGGAACACAAGGAGTTCAAGGTCTACAGGGATTACAAGGAACACAAGGAGTTCAAGGTCTACAGGGATTACAAGGTCTACAGGGATTACAAGGATTACAAGGAACACAAGGACTTCAAGGCTTACAAGGTACACAAGGACTACAAGGTTTACAAGGCACTCAAGGACTTCAGGGTCTACAAGGAACACAGGGAACACAGGGTACACAAGGGCTACAGGGATTACAAGGAACACAGGGTACACAAGGTACACAAGGACTACAAGGTATTCAGGGTACACAAGGACTACAAGGTACTCAAGGCACTCAGGGACTTCAGGGATTACAAGGAACACAAGGTACTCAAGGACTTCAGGGATTACAAGGTACACAAGGCACTCAGGGTCTACAGGGGTTACAAGGAACACAAGGCACACAGGGCTTACAAGGAACACAAGGACTACAAGGTTTACAAGGCACTCAAGGCACTCAAGGTCTACAGGGCTTACAAGGAACACAAGGAACACAAGGACTTCAGGGCTTACAAGGTACACAAGGACTACAAGGTTTACAAGGAACACAGGGTACACAAGGACTACAAGGTACTCAAGGCACTCAGGGTACACAAGGACTACAAGGTTTACAAGGTACACAGGGTACACAGGGTACACAAGGACTACAAGGTTTACAAGGAACACAAGGAACACAAGGACTTCAGGGCTTACAAGGTACACAAGGACTACAAGGTTTACAAGGAACACAGGGTACACAAGGTCTTCAGGGATTACAAGGTACACAAGGACTACAAGGTTTACAAGGTACACAGGGTACACAAGGTCTACAGGGCTTACAAGGAACACAAGGAACACAAGGAACACAAGGACTTCAGGGCTTACAAGGTACACAGGGTACACAAGGTCTACAGGGCTTACAAGGAACACAAGGACTTCAGGGCTTACAAGGAACACAGGGTACACAAGGTTTACAAGGAACACAAGGTCTACAGGGCTTACAAGGAACACAAGGAACACAAGGACTTCAGGGCTTACAAGGTACACAAGGACTTCAAGGCCTACAGGGCTTACAAGGAACACAAGGCGTTCAGGGTCTACAGGGATTACAAGGAGTACAAGGTACACAAGGTCTTCAAGGACTTCAGGGCTTACAAGGAACACAAGGCGTTCAGGGTACACAGGGTCTACAGGGTCTACAAGGAACACAAGGTCTACAGGGCTTACAAGGTACACAAGGCACTCAGGGACTACAGGGCTTACAAGGAACACAAGGAACACAAGGTACACAAGGTCTACAGGGATTACAAGGACTACAAGGTACACAAGGTCTTCAAGGACTTCAGGGCTTACAAGGAACACAAGGCGTTCAGGGTACACAGGGTCTACAGGGTCTACAAGGAACACAAGGTGTTCAGGGTCTACAAGGAACACAAGGAGTTCAAGGTCTACAGGGCTTACAAGGAACACAAGGGCTACAGGGACTTCAAGGTACACAGGGCACACAAGGTCTACAGGGCTTACAAGGAACACAAGGACTACAAGGTACACAAGGACTACAAGGTGTACAAGGTATACAGGGCTTACAAGGTACACAAGGACTACAAGGTGTACAAGGTATACAAGGCATTCAGGGTCTACAGGGCTTACAAGGTACACAAGGCTTACAAGGTCTTCAAGGTACACAAGGTCTACAGGGATTACAAGGTACACAAGGTCTACAGGGATTACAAGGAACACAAGGTACTCAGGGACTTCAAGGACTTCAGGGACTACAAGGAACACAAGGAACACAAGGCTTACAAGGTCTACAAGGACTTCAGGGTCTACAAGGGCTACAAGGTTTACAAGGAACACAAGGTCTACAAGGAACACAAGGTACACAGGGACTTCAAGGTACACAGGGCACACAAGGGCTACAAGGACTTCAGGGACTACAAGGTCTACAAGGTCTACAAGGACTTCAAGGTACACAAGGTACACAAGGGCTACAGGGACTTCAAGGTACACAGGGCACACAAGGGCTACAAGGCTTACAAGGTCTTCAAGGAACACAAGGATTACAAGGACTACAAGGTTTACAAGGTACACAAGGGCTACAGGGACTTCAAGGTACACAAGGTACACAAGGGCTACAGGGACTTCAAGGTACACAGGGTACACAAGGAACACAAGGATTACAAGGACTACAAGGTTTACAAGGTACACAAGGGCTACAGGGACTTCAAGGTACACAAGGTACACAAGGGCTACAGGGACTTCAAGGTACACAGGGTACACAAGGAACAC